CTTCCCTAGGTGCACCTTGTAGGGATGTTAATTGGTTGCCAGAGCAATTAAAAGCCCCGCCTACTTCTCTCGGTGCACCTTGCAAAGAAGTTAATTGGTTTTCAGAGCAATCAAAACTCCCACCCACTTCCCTAGATGCACCTTGCAAAGAGGTTAATTTGTTGCGATAGCAATAAAAATTTCCACCAACTTCCCCAGGAGCACCTTGCAAAGAAGTTAATTTGTTGTGATAGCAATAAAAATTCCCTCCGACTTCTCTTGGCGCGCCTTGTAAAGAAGTTAATTGGTTATGAGAGCAAATAAAATCTCCATCGACTTCTCTTGGTGCGCCTTGCAAAGAAGCCAGTTTGTTAAAAAGGCAATTAAAACTGCCGCTAACTTTCCCAAAATTGACAGGAATTGAACTTAAGCTATTATTATTTAACTCCACATCTCCATCGACATCTACTGACAAGTCATCATTTATGGTGTAGTTTTCGATACCGTATTTCTTTAGGATAGATTCAACTTCTTGTCCAGAAGTTGATTCAAATAATTGTTTTAATTTCATTTTATGTCGCTTCCAATTTCTCCGGCAACGCTGTCGTTACCGATTCCATCAAGGGATTTTAAATCTGGGTTATCATAACAATAAAAATTTCCACCTATTTCTCTAGGTGCGCCTTCTAAAGTCGTCAATTTGTTGTCAGAGCAATCAAAATTCTCGCTGACTTCCCAAGGAGCTCCTTTTAGCGATGTTAATTGGTTTTTAAAGCAATAAAAGCTCCCACCCACTTCCCTTGGCGAGCCGTTTAGAGAAGCTAATTTGTTATAAGAGCAAATGAAATCTATATCCACTTCTCTAGGCGCTCCTTGCAAAGAAGTTAATTGGTTATAAGAGCAATTAAAAATCTCGCTGACTTCTCTAGGCGCTCCTTTTAGAGAGGCCAATTTGTTGGAAGAGCAGATAAAATCCCCGCCGACTTCTCTTGGTGCGCCTTCTAAAGTTGCCAATTTGTTGTCAGAGCAATCAAAACTCCCGCTAACTTTTCCGAAATTCACTGGAAATGAACTTAGGTGTTTATTACTTAGATCCACATCTCCATCGACATCTACTGACAAGTCATCATTTATGGTGTAGTTTTCGATACCATATTTCTTTAGGATAGATTCAACTTCTTGTTTAGGGGCTGCAACTGATTCAAATAGTTGTTTTAATTTCATTTTATGTCGCTTTTAATTTCTCCGGCAACATTGCCGATTCCGTCAAGGGATTTCAAATTCGGATTTTTGCCACACCAAAAATCCTTACCAACTTCTCTAGGAGCACCCTGCAAAGAGGTCAATTCGTTATTATTGCACCAAAACCCTCCGCCAACTTCTCTAGGAGCACCCTGCAAAGAGGTCAATTTGTTACCATAGCAGTAAAACTCTCCACCGACTTCTCTAGGTGCACCTTGTAAGGATGTTAATTGGTTATTAGCGCAAGTAAAAAGCTCACCTACTTCTCTAGGTGCTCCTTGCAAAGAAGTTAATTGGTTGTGAGAACACCAAAAATGTCTGTTGACTTCCCTAGGTGAACCTTGTAAAGAAGTTAATTGGTTATGAGAGCAGTTAAAATCCCTACCAACTTCCCCAGGCGCACCTTGTAAAGATGTTAATTGGTTATGAGAACAATCAAAACCCTTACCGACTTCTCTCGGAACACCTTGTAAAGAGGTCAATTTGTTTTTATAGCAATCAAAACTCCCACTAACTTTTCCGAAATTAACAGGAATCGAACTTAGGCGTTTACTATCCAAATCCACATCCCCATCGACATCTACAGACAAGTCGTCGTTAATGACGTAGTTCGTTATTTTATATTTTTTCAGGATAGATTCAACTTTTTGTCTAGAAGTTGAATCAAATAATTGTTTTAATTTCATGATAGGTCGCTTTCAATTTCTCCGGCTACATTACCGATTCCGTCAAGTGATTTTAAATTTACGTTGTTGTAGCAAAAAAAATGCCCACCAACTTCTCTAGGTGCGCCTTGTAAAGAAGTTAATTTGTTATCAGAGCAAATAAAATCCTTACCAACTTCTCTAGGCGCCCTTTCCAAAGATGTTAATTGGTTGCCAGAGCACCTAAAATCCCCACCTACTTCTTTAGGTGCACCTTGTAAAGAAGTCAATTTGTTGGTAGAGCAGTTAAAATGCCCGCCTACTTCCCTAGGTGAACCTTGCATGGTTACCAATTCGTTATCAGAGCAATTAAAATTCCCTCCGACTTCTCTAGGACCTTCTTGCAAAGAGGTTAATTGGTTGCTATAGCACCAAAAATGTCCGCTGACTTCCCTAGGTGAACCCTGTAAAGAAGTTAATTGGTTATGATAGCAGTAAAAATGCCCGCCTACTTCTCTAGGTGAACCTTGTAAAGAAGTTAATTGGTTATGAGTGCAATCAAAATCCCCACTGACTTCTCTCGGTGCACCTTCTAAAGAAGTCAATTTGTTGTCAGAGCAATAAAAACTGCCACTAACCTTCCCAAAATTGACAGGAATCGAACTTAACTTCTTGTAGCTTAGATCCACATCTCCATCGACATCTACTGACAAGTCATCATTAATGGCGTAATTCTCGATCCTGTATTTTTTAAGGATGGATTCAACTTTTTGTTTAGGGACTGCAACTGATTCAAATAATTGTTTTAATTTCATTTTATGTCGCTAAAAACGTCTCCGCCAACATTACTGATTCCGTTAAGTGAGGTCAAATTCGGATTGTTGCGGCACCAAAAACTCCCACCAACTTCTCTTGGTGCGCCTTGTAAAGAGGTCAATTTGTTACTATTACAGTTAAAATCCCCACCAACTTCTTTAGGCCCGCCTTGTAAAGAGGGCAATTGGTTGCTAACACACCAAAAATTCCCACCTACTTTTCTAGGTGCACCTTCTAAAGATGTCAGTTTGGCACGCGCGCAACTGAAATGCCCTCCAACTTCTCTAGGTGCACCCTTTAAAGAAATCAAACGGTTATTAGAGCAAATAAAATCCCCACCTACTTCCCTAGGTGCCCTTTCCAAAGATGTTAATTGGTTGGCAGAGCAAATAAAATTACCATAGGCTATGGTAGGAGCACCCTGTAAGGAAGTTAACTGGCTATAAGAGCAATTAAAATCACCACCAACTTCCCTAGGTGCGCCTTGTAAAGAGGTTAGCAGGTTGTTAGAGCAGTCAAAAATTCCGCTTACTTTCCCAAAATTAACAGGAATCGAACTTAACTTCTTATTACTCAGATCCACATCTCCATCGACATCTACTGATAAGTCATCATTGATAGCGTAGTTTGCTATTTTATATTTGTTTAAGATGGATTCTACATCTTGCTTAGATGTAGATTCGAATAATTGCCTTAATTTCATGATAGATTGCTAAAAATGTGCCCGGCAACATTGCCGATTCCGTCAAGTGATGCCAAATTCGGATTGTTAGAGCAATTAAAATCCCCACCGACTTCCTTAGGTGCGCCTTGTAGAGAAGTTAATTGGTTATTATGGCACCAAAACCCTCCGCCAACTTCTCTTGAAGCACCTTGCAAAGAAGTTAATTGGTTGTTAGAGCAATAAAAATGCCCATCAACTTCTCTAGGAGCACCTTGTAAAGAGGTCAATTTGTTTTTAGAGCAATAAAAATGCCCACCAACTTCTCTTGGAGCGCCTTGTAAAGAGGACAATTGGTTACTAGCGCACGAAAAACTCCCATCGACTTCTCTTGGCCCGCCTTGTAAAGAAGTTAATTTGTTATCAGCGCACCAAAAACTTCCACCAATTTCTCTAGGTGCACCTTGTAAAGAGGTCAATTTGTTGTTGTGGCAATTAAAACAGCCGCCACCAACTTCCCCAGGAGCACCTTGTAAAGAAGTTAATTGGTTGTGAGAACAATCAAAATCCTTACCGACTTCTTTAGGTGTACCTTGTAAAGAAGTTAATTGGTTTTTATGACACCAAAAATGCCCACTTACTTTCCCAAAATTAACAGGAATCGAACTTAAGTGATTATTATTTAGCTTCACGTCCCCATCAACATCGACTGACATGTCATCATTGATGGTATAGTTCTTAATCCCGTATTTCTTTAAGATGGATTCCACATCTTGTTTAGACACTGATTCAAACAGCTGTTTTAATTTCATGATAGATCGCTTTCAATTTCTCCGGCAACATTGCCGATCCCGTCAAGTGAGGTCAAATTTGGATTAAAACGGCAATTAAAATCCCCGCCAATTTCTCTAGGTGCGCCGTGCAAAGATGTTAATTTGTTTTTAGAGCAATAAAAATCCCCGCCTACAATGCGAGGGCATCCTTCCAAAGTCTGCAGTTCATTACTCTCGCAGCCAAATGCGCCACCCACTTCACGCGCGGCCCCCCGTAAGGATGCTAGTCGGTTTAAGTCGCAGTTGAAATCCCCGCCTACTTCCCTTGGTGAACCGTTCAAAGAAATCAATTCGTTCTTCATGCACCAAAAACTCCCGCCCACTTCTTTTGGCGCACCTTCCAAAGATACTAATTGGTTATTGTGACAGTAAAAGTTTTCGCTGACTTCATTCGGGCCATCTTTAAGCGTTTCCAACTGGGTGTTAGAACAATTAAAATTTCCCTTTATTTTGCCAAATTTGATTGGAAATCTTTTTAAATTTGAACCACGAAAATCTATATCCTCATCCACATCAACAGACAGATCGTCATTGATTGTATAGTTTGTGATTTTGTATTTCTTAAGAACGTTTTCAACTTTTTCTTTTGAGGTCGAAAACGAGAATCCGAATAATTGTTTTAATTTCATGATAGGTCGCTTTTAATTTGTCCGGCAACATTGCCAATTCCGTCAAGTGAGGTCAATTTTGGATTAAAACGGCAATTAAACTCCCCGCCTACTTCTCTAGGTGCACCTTGCAAAGAGGTTAATCGGTTTTTAAAGCAATTGAAATGCCAGCCTACTACCCTAGGCGCGCCCAGTAAAGATGTCAGTTTGTTATAACAGCAATCAAAACCCTCATTAACTTCTCTTGGCCCGCCTTGCAAAGAGGTTAATTGGTTATGATAGCACCAAAAATGCCCGCCTACTTCTTTTGGCGCACCCTGCAAAGAAGCTAATTTGTTATCAGAGCATTTAAAGCCCCCACCGACTTCTCTTGGTGCTCCTTGTAAGGAGGCTAATTGGTTACCAGAGCAACCGAAATACCCGCCTATTTCTCTTGGTGCTCCTTGTAAAGAGGTTAGCAGGTTGTTAGAGCAGTCAAAAATTCCACTGATCTTCCCAAAATTGACAGGAATCGAACTCAACTTATTTTCACTTAGATCAACATCTCCATCGACATCCACGGACAAGTCATCATTGATGGTGTAGTTCTCAATCCCGTACCTGTTTAAGACTGTTTCAACTTCTTGTTTAGATGTAGATTCAAATAATTGTTTTAATTTCATTTTATTCCCCGTGGCAAGCGTCAGTAAATTATTGCATTTCCTTATTTATAAATTATAAGCAAGAAAACCTAACAGCAACCTTAACAGCCTTTAGCTGTTAGGTAGTTGATAAATACTTTGTTATATTTTAAATATGGAAAATTATGGCAACCAATCTATCAATCAAAAAGGCGTATGCTCAAACTGAGTATACCCCAGAATCAATTCAAGACCTCATAAGGTGTAAAAGCGATCCGGTGTATTTCATCGAGAAGTTCGTAAAAGTCCAGCACCCTACAAAGGGAATATTGCCAATGGAACTGTATGAATACCAAAAACGGATGTTAGCGGCCATACATGAGAAAAAGGACACGGTGGTGCTTGCCAGCAGACAATTGGGAAAAACAACTGTCGTCGCAATGTACATCCTTTGGTTAACATGCTTTGCAGATGACAAACTTGCAGTTATTGCATCTAAAGCAATGAACCACGCAACAGAGATTATGTCACGCATAAAATTCGCATATGAAGAATTGCCCGCTTGGTTGAAACCGGGATGTCGGTATTATTCTAGGACGAGTATAGAATTTGACAATGGATCAAAAATAAAATCTGAAGCAACTAGCGAAAAGACAGGTCGAGGTGGTTCGCCGTCATGCGTAGACGGGTCTACAAAAATAACCATTAGGAATAAAGAAACTGGTGAAATACAAGTTATTCCGATTGAACGTATCCTTAGTCTTGTAGACTACTTATCAGAACTTCCACGAAAAGGATTTTACGAAATAGCGGGCTTTCAGGTTTTAACTGGTTCAGGATTTAAAGACTTTACCGGATTACTAGAAACTAAAAACTCCAAAACTTTGAAACTGGAGTTTAGTGATAGGTCTAATCTAATTTGCACACCAGATCACAAGATATTTGCCAACGGTGAATTTAGGCCCGCTAGCGAATTATTGACTGGCGATATTATTGACCGGAATTTAAAAGTTCTGAGTCTACTGCCACACTGCGAAAGCCAAACGGTCTATGATTTGGTTCAGGTTGAAGATGTCCATTCTTATATTACTAATTCCGTCATAAGTCATAACTGCCTTTTTATCGATGAAATTGCCTTCTTAAATCGAAGAATTCAAGAAGAAATGTGGGCTTCTATTGCGCCTTCATTGTCCACAGGTGGCAAATTTATTCTGACTAGTACTCCCAACGGAGATAGTGACCTATTTGCAACTATATGGCGCGGTGCCAATTCTGGCCAAAATTCATTTTTCCCCGTAAAAGCTCTTTGGCATGAACATCCAGAACGTGACCAAAAATACTATGACGAAATGAAAGGCAAATTGGGCCCAGTTAAAGTTCGCCAAGAAGTAGACTGCGAATTCCTTTCTTCAGATGCGTTGCTAGTAGATACCCGCAAACTTCATTCCTTACAAACAAAACCGCCACTATTTGAAAATATGGGCTTTAAATTTTGGAAAGAAGTTTCAGGCCCCAACCGAATGTACTTAGTCGGTGTCGATCCTGCTACTGGCACAGGAAGCGATTTCACTGCTATAGAAGTGTTCGAGTTTCCGTCATTGGAACAGGTCGCCGAACTTCGCTTAAACACTGTTAATATCCCATTAATTTATGCCAAAATTAAATGGCTTCTTAAACACCTTAGGGCTTCTGATGCCAATCGTAATTCAGCAGAAGTTCTTTGGACTTTTGAACGGAATGGTATTGGCGAAGCTTTAGTTGCAATGTTGCAAAATGATGATGGAGAAGGCGTTGATATTGACGGCGTCAATTTGTATAATGAGAATAATGGAAAGTTCGGGTGCTATACTACGGGCTCTTCAAAACTGCTAGCGTGTATGCAAATGAAGAACTTGATTGAGCGAATTAATAACGGGTTGATCATCAATTCTGATGTTTTGCATTTTGAACTTCAAAATTATATTGCTGCTGGTGGGTCCTATGCTGCGAAAAAAGGAGCAACAGACGACACTATTTCAGCAACCCTACTTGTTATTAAGCTGCTAAAATATCTTTCTGGTGAAAGCGAAATTGCGCAGAAACTAGTGTATGAGAATGTCGCTGCAGACTCTGACCTTGATACATCTTTAGACGGGGACCAGTTCGGAGGCGAACCCGTTCCCTTTGGTCTAGTTTAAAATTTTCAAAATCTCCCGTTTACGGTGTACAATCTGCTTGGACGGTTAAAACAGGAGATTTTTGTGCCACTCGACCTTATCACTTCTTTGTTCCAAATCGGAGCAGTTATTTTCTTGCTTGATAACATTCGCATGCTGCTAAAAGACCGCCAGCTCAAGGGCGTAAGCATTGGAATGATTTTCTTCTTTACTCTTTGGGGGTACTGGGGGATTTATATGTTCCACATGCTTAAGCAAACGTTTAGCATGTGGACTAATGTTGCTATTGCCGTAGCATACACTGTTTGGCTTACACTAGCTTTTTACTTTAAAAAATGAATTACCCTTTTGAAATTTTAGTCTATGTCCACCGTCGCCCACATATGCGCTGCGAGAGCCTCGAATATGAACTGCATATGGGCAAAACTCATCTAGAGAACTTATTTGATCATGAACGAGTTGATGAAAAAACAACTTCGCTATATTTCTCCTATCCCGAGCGATGGCTAAACATCGTAGAAGAGCGCAGCATTTATGAACGCGTAAAGCTCTTGTACCCTAATTTAAAAACCCTGACAATTAAGACGCAGTCGGTTTACATTATTCAGTGTACCTCTGCTAAGAACATTCGAATTGTTTCCACGGAAGCAGAGCAAGATTATGTTGAAAAGCATGGCTGTTTGCCGCAAGAAGCAGAAACAGGAAAACTTTGGTTTCCGAATGCGGGGAATATCATTAACGCTAAAACGCTAAACGTTCTATGACCTTTAAACTTGTTGGCGAAATTTACCCCTCAAATCTGTTTACGTATAATTCAGAAACACAAACGTTTTCTGCAGATTATTTCGATGTACCGGGCTGTCTAAGACAACTGGCTTCAGATGATTTTACTGCAGGATTTGGAATACGTTCTATTAAAACCGGGAGAGTTATCTTTTTTGTTTTGCACAGCGCTGAAGATTTTAGCGGAGAGAAATTATTCTCTTTTAAGAGCACAAATGAACAAATGCCAGGTTTACAAGCGAAAATTTATTATCAACCTAGGGAAGCTAAATGATTGAGACTACGGAATATTACGACGAATTTTTGCGATACTATCGAATGGCCGAAGTTCAGCAGAAGGAATGCAATTTGGGTTCTTTGGACTATATGAATTCGAGCATCGATGATGACTTAATGAAGAATGTTCATCTTTATGATGTGGTTGAACGAAAATACGCCGGGTTTAGCCAAATTATTAATGATGTCTTTTACGGGTGGACAAATAAGCACCCGTACTGGGGCAAAATGAAGGACGGAACCTGCCACGAATTTAGAAAAACCGTTGCAACTAATTGGACTGGAAAACATTCTGATTTCTCTCTTCCAGAATGGCTGTATGTGTTTATCTTGCATCGGGTTTGCGGCAGCGCAATTAATTATGCCATTAAGCCCAGTGGTTATCATAATACTATCCTGTTTGATTTGCATTCGGCAGGAACTATTGAAGATATGGTGAAGATTGTTAAAAATTATAAAAAATCTTTTTACACTTCAGTGGGCTACCAATTCCCCGCATTTCCAAAACCGACTTCCGAATATAAACGTGGCGGCGATTACTTTCTTGCCGAATATGTCCCAAAGCTTGCTCGAGAGCTTGCAGACTTTCTCGCTACTGCCCAAAAACATACGTTGCGCCAAATTGGCGACTGGATGCTTAAGTGGAACGTGAAACATGGATTGCGCCAATATCACTTTCAATATGCTGCAGTTGTTGCCGATATTGCTGATTGGTTCCCAGAGTATGTTGTTCGAGAAAGCCTATTTTATTATGGGACCAATACCCGTGAATGCATAAAGTATTTGGTCAAGCCAAATAAAAAATACAAAGGCGATGCATTGCTTGATGAAGTTATGATTAAAATCTATGAGGATACGGGCTCTGTTCCTTACAATGCAGAAGATTGCTGTTGCGATTTTATCAGGTATGTAGAAAACTATATTAAGCCGGGTTCGGATTATGACGATCTAGATTTTGATAAAATCTGGTCTTCTTGCAAGATTAAAGATCATCCGTTCGGCCGACAAAAAGCGATGCTTGATTTGGGCCTCATCAAAACTTTTAACGGGATGAAATCGCATCCGTCTGACGACAAAATCATTGCTGCAAACGGGATGACCGTCGAACAGTATAAACAAAAATGCAAGGAATTGAAATAACAGGGGGTATAATTCCTTTTTAATTTTCACAACGGCCAACTCGACCAACATATAAAATATGAATATAACCTATCCAAATACCGTTACAGTAGATTTAAAAAATGGTAAACCTACAGACAGTTGGATGAAATCTTGGACGCAAGACCAACGAATTGAAAAATTTTTCGAGTATTGTAAAGCGTTTGATGAACGAGATGATGATTTACTGAGAGAAGACTATCAAATTTTCTCTCATAGGCTGCATTGGCATGAACATCCATTCGTAGATGAAATGCGTTTAGTTACTGACAACAAAATGCGGCTGTTTTTGACTCTTGTGTTTTCATTCAGCAATGAACACTGGGGGACATTTATGTCATTATTGCATGATGGCATTCCGAAAACACAGGAGCGATTTAAAACTGAACGTCATGCTCGTAATGATCTTTTTCAAATTTATTTTCCAAAAAGCACTAATGTTAAAGAATGGTTGATTAGTGGACCATTGAAGGCCGGTGAAGATTTGCAAACACTATTGGACGAACCGAAGACAATGGGTCGACCATTTACTATGATGGAATTTGCAAAACGGCTAGAAGCATATTTTAAAACCCATCAAGGTTTTAGAAGTCCGTTATATCCGTGTAAAAATACTGCACGATATATGGCATTTGCATATCCACATATTGTGGACCCAAATTCTGTATTATTTGGCGGGACTGGGCATTTTGATGGCATGCAACAAATTTTTGGCGGGAATAGCCTTAACGGAAAAGTAAAATATCACATTGATGCAAATGGTCAATTTGTCGCTGACAATAAGTATGGTCACGTTTGGCTTGAGCAAATGAATTTGCTTTGTAATGATGTCAGGAACCCCATGAAAGAACAAAAATGGGTTAATGTCGAAGATAAGACATGCCTATTTTATAAACACATCGCTATTAACCATGGCGTTAAAAGCCCCACTAAACGCATTCCCTATCAGTGGATCTTTCCAGAAACTTTTGATTTGGCAAAACGAAAAGACGGTAAAAAGATTTTCGGAATTTAATCGTGAGGAATCATATGCACGTAATCACTAATCCTATTAGCAATATACCGTTATTAAAAAATTCACATGTTCTTGGTTGGTCGCTTGTTTGGGCTGAACAACTGGGAGCCGAAATTGATCATCGTTGCTCCCCAGATATCGACAAATACGAAAAGGTGTTCCTAGAACATGGCGTCAATTTTGGCGGAACTCTGAACCTCTTCGGAGGAGCAACAAAGGAAATCTATGAACGCATTAATCGGGTAATGCAGCATCCGAATGTAGTCTCCCTTGATTATGATATGCCTCCATGGGGCGAACAGCTTCGTAAGCGAATTGGTGCACCGACTACTTGCAAAGAGATAACAAACGAATGGTGTAATAGACTAAGTGAACGAATTAAGGGCATCCCTTCGCTAAAACAGGAAAATCTGCAATCGGTTTCTAATAAATTCACTGGCATTTCTGTGGGTGATTCTCATACCCCGGCTTTTTCTCAGGCGAATGATATTGTTCTTCGTGCTAATGGGAAGACTCTTTTCGGTTCATTAGGTTCTGGTATCATTACGAATTTCAGGGGCTTGAAACCGTTCGGGGAAATAACGCTGTCATTCGGGTCAATTGATATTCGACATCATCTTTTGCGCCATGCAGGGGTTAATCTCGACGAACTGATTTCAGAATATGTTAAGCAGGGCCAAAGTATTGAAAAGACTTTTGCCTGCGAAGTGTTTTACTGTGCTCCAGTCCCAGTAGAACATGAAGGCCGTAAACTTCCGCAAACTGGCTATTTTAAAGGGACCCCGTTCTTTGGGTCCCGCGAAGAACGTTTAAACATGACGCTTTGCTTTATCGATCTGCTCAATAAAAAATCAGGCGGTAAAGTAGTCAAACCCCCTGAAACATGGTACAATATGGATGGCGAAGAGTACGCTAAGAAATACATGGAAAATGCATCTAGCGTGCATATTTCCCCACAACACTACAGGAGAAAAAATTGGGAGTAAATGTTTTCACAGTTACAGATGACGCCACGAACAAAGACATCCCGCAAGGAATGGATCGTAAGAGCGCTCGAGATTATTATCTTAAAATGTGGGGGGATTTCAAAACAAAGGTAGACAAACCTATTGTAGAGAAATTTGGCGATGATCGCTTTGTTCTCCGTGCCGACCTTGCCCCTGGTGGCTTAAAAGCTTTTGGTGCAGAACAGGTTATTGCAAAATCCCCATTTGATACTCTTGTTTATTGTGCCCCTCGGCAGGGGCATGCTATGGACGCTATCGCAATGCTGGCGGCGATCTATAACAAAAAAGTAGTGTTCTTTTGCCCGTCTAGTAAAGAAGTTTCTAACCATCAAGCGGCGTTATTCGCATATCCTCACGTAGATATGCGATTTGTTCGTATTGCGGCCATGCCGGTGTTAAACTCCTATGCAAAGAAATGGGCAGAAAATAACAATGCACAATTTCTTCCATTTGGATTATCTGGCAATGCGACTGTGACTGCTGGTCTAGTCAACATGTGCAAAAATATTTCAACAGATTTGGGGCTAAATCCCACTGAAATTTGGTGTGCAGTATCAACAGGGACAATGACCCGTGCTCTACAGATTGGTTGGCCAGAAGCGAAAGCTTTCGGTGTAGCAGTCGCTCGCAATATTCATAAAGGCGAAATCGGAGATGCAGTTGTTGAGTCTGCTACGATGCCCTTTCTAAAAGCTCATCCTGCGGCAAAAACCATGCCATTCCCGTCAACTGCAGCTTATGATGCAAAAGCTTGGCCAAATTTTGTTGAACGCTCTAGTAAACATGCCATTTTTATTAACGTTGGTTCAGATGAACATATCAATCGGAACCTTAAAGATGTTGATGTTTCAAAAATCAATAGCTATCGAGATTGGCATGACATGGGCGACTTTGAAAAGAATCGCGCATTCAAATGATAATTTCTATTTCAACTAGGAAAAGCAAGAAGCGGGAACATATTTCCCAGATGACTGATTGCTTTTCTAAAAAGTTGGGGCTGCATTCATTAGAGGGAGGGCTGCGGATTATGACAACCGCGGCTGTTAAACTCGATGGGTTAGCAGGGACCACCTATCTCTCGGAGCACAACACTGCGATTTTAGTAGTGGACCCTAAAGTTAGCGGAATGGAATTGTGTCTTGCTCTTGCCCATGAGTTTATTCATGTTAAGCAATTTTTAGATGGGCGCCTGCAAATAATTGACGGGCATCACATTTGGCTTGGTGAAGATGCCGAGCATTATTCTTATGAAGAGCAGCCGTGGGAAATCGAGGCATATGAAGAAATGTTTTCTCTTGTCGAAGCCTTTTACGAGGAAATAATGTTATAATTCCCTTAACTTAGGAGAATAAATGAACACGCTCAAAGAAAAAGATATCGAGAAGGTAAAGCAACTCAAGCATGAGGAAACATGCTATATCAATTGGTATGACGGAGGTGGCGGAGAAGTACGAAGGATTGGCGATACTCTGCTCTTGATCGAGATACCGCAATATGGCGTCGAACTGACTTCTGAAGGATATTTTGAAATATCTTTTGAACTCGATGAAGCGGAAAAACTTGTTGAATTGGCGCATACCTGGAATTAACGCATGCAATTTATAGACGGCGAACTGTATAATGAGCCAACACGCAATGTTCACATTAACTCGCTGTTAGAAATTGTTCGTGGGTTAACTCGCGAAAACTTCCAAGTCGTGGAAGCGGTTGTTAAACTGGAACGAAAATGGTGGAAGAAATCTAGCACTTATCCAGTGTATTGGGTTTATCTCTATGTAGGCGGTGATGAACCATGGCAAATAATCGATATTTCGTATAGTGCTGGTGAACCAGATGAAGGAAGTGGAAGCTCTGCAGAATGCGTAATTTCGTATTTGCAGGGAGTTCTTACAGGTTTCACTGCAGCCTGTGCAGGCGATGATTCTTTTTAGGAGTAATTATGGACGTTGAACAAATTGCAAAAGATGCATTCAAATCAGCAAGCATTGCAACCGCTGATTATTTGGACAAAAATCCAGAACAATGGTTTCCCTGTGGATTTGCTTGGGTTCGTATTCGACCAGCACGGGGAAAATTTGTCGCTCATTTAAAAGAACTTGATGCTGGTCAAATTGATGCATTTAAAGGAGGATTTGTTGTTTATGACCCGTCTGGAAACGGGACACAAAGCATGAATGCAAAATTTGCAGGGGCAAACGCATTTGCAGAAGTTCTTCGTGCTAATGGCATAAATGCATTCGCCGAATCTAGAATGGATTGACCATGAACCGATTCCTGATAGCGTTCGTGATTTGGTTTCTTGTTACTGCTTTTGTTCGCATCATAAGTGAAACGCCTTCTACGTTTCACTCGTGTTATAATGGGATTCTTTATAATTCAGTAGTCGGAGAGAACGGGAAAATTTCTGCGATTACGCCAATTATTGATCTAAGCACAATGCAAACTAAAGGCTGTAATACATGATTGATCGCTTCGAAGAATTTTTATCGCGTTTTAAGAAAACCGATATTTGGCGCAATATGCAGTTGACTCGAGAAGGTTCGCCTTGGCACCGAGAAGAAAATGTCTCAGTTCATACTGAGATGCTGCTCAAATGGTACAAAGACAATTTGTATTTGTCGCGAACTGATAGTCAGCGCATGTTGACAATGATTTCGTGCTTGATGCATGATATCGGTAAACCGCCATCACAGATTATTAAGTTTTCCGAAGAGCGGGGCGAATATAGGGCGTATCATGGACACGAACTTGTTTCTGCTCGCATGTGGGTTGATTACGCTTTGACAAACTTTGCAATGATTTCTGAACTGCTCAAAATTGATGCAAATGACGTAGGTAATATTGCCTTTTTTATTGAGCACCATGTACCGTTTTCAATGAAGAACCCTCGCAAGCGGAAAGTCTTAAAAGATTCTTTGATTGCTCGAGCTGGAGAACATGGGCATGAAGCCTATTTGGATTTTCTGTTATCAGATCAACATGGTCGGATTTCTGATGATCAGCATTTAAAACTTGCCGCAGTTGATGATTGGATGAAAGAATGGAAAAAGATTTAAATGAATCAATTTCTGAACAGGGTATAATTATCACTCTCGCAGTAATTGCGGTAGCGGTTATCTGTTTTGCGCTTCTTATCATTCATGGTGCTGCAAGAATGTCTTCACAAGCAAAAGAATTTGCTGAACGGTGCGCAGTAGAAAATGGGGTAATTGTTCCAGCACAAAGCGCGGACATTTGCATTCCTAAATGGATTATTTTTGAGGAAAGCCCCAAATGAAAACATGTTATATTATGATTGGCGTCCCTGGATCTGGAAAGTCTACGTTTGTAAACAGCAAACTAGGACTACCCAATGTTTCGACTTTTTCGCTAGACGAATGCCGCTTGGCATTTCTCGGAAAGGATTATCCTGAAAGCGAACAAAAACTTGCTTACCGCCTTGCATTTGAAAAAGCAAATAACAATAAAAAGGAATTTGACGATTTCGTAAATTTGCGTTGGCAGCACGCTTTGAAAGCTGATAATCTATTCGTCGACAATACCAACTTGACTAAAAAGTCAAGGGCCAAATGGATTCAAGATGCGAAGGCTAAGGGGTTTAAAATTGTTGCTGTGAACGTGATGGTTCCCTTGCAAGTCGCGATTGATCGCCAAGCGTCCCGCCCAGACAAAGTGGTGCCAGAACAAATTATTAGAGATATGTATATGCGAATGCAGGAACCGACGATTGACGAGTATGACCAACTCGTAAATGTATTTTGAAGCTAAGAAAAAGATTACTTATTGACCTTATCAGGTTATAATTGAACCTGATACTGCAAATGTTCTCTATGTGCAATGCATAGGTAGTGAAGAACATAAAATTCCCCCAAAAGCTGACACCAGTTTATAAATAGCTTTGCAGCTTTTTGCTGTATTTTTAAAAGTTTGATGCAACTTTATTTTATGATGAAAAAATTTTACAACTTTAAATTTAGGAAACTTTATGACAATCAAAAACAAATTAGACGCTCTCAAAGGTGCATTTGACAAAAAGGCTACTGGTTCTGGCGACGGTGGCGATCAAACGTGGAAATTGAAATACCCATTCTGGAAAATGCCAGAAGATTCGCAAGCAGTTGTGCGATTCCTTCCAGACCTTGACGAAGACAATAATCTTCAATTCCTAGTGGAAAAACTTGAACATGAATTGGTTGTAAATGGCCAAACTCATCGTATTCCATGTTTGTCCATGTTTGACGAAGATTGTCCTATTTGCGCTCTCTCACGCAAGTTCTATGATGAAAAGAACGAGACCTTGGGCAAAAAGTATTATCGCAAGAAAAGCTATATCGGTCAGGTTATCGTAGTTGAATCACCAATTGAGCACGATCAGAATCAACTGGTTAAACTCATTGATTTTGGTCCTGCAGTGTTTAAACAAATTCAATCTGCATTCCAATCAGGAGATCTAGAGGAAGTTCCTTACGCATTCCACGGCGGCTATAACTTCCGTATCAAGAAGACCAAAACTGGTCAATATGCGTCCTACAGCACTTCAAGCTTCTCGCCAAAGCAGACGAGTCTTGATGATGATGTTATTGAGCAAATCAACTTGTTTAACCTGCGTGATTATGTGGGCGTTAAACCTGAACGCTCTGTAGTAGAGGCTTTGCTTCTGGCAGAACAAACTGGTTCAAGCGCGGCGCCTAAGCAACAAAAAGAAACGGCTAAAACTGAAGAGCCAAAGACGGAGCGCACTGAAACTACCCAAGCTCAACAGCCTAAAGCTGAAGAACCGGTAGTAAGCAAATCATCTTCAGTTCTAGAACAGCTTCGCGCTCGCGCAAAAGCGGCCAAAGCAGAAGAGTAATTTGTTCTTTGGGACCTAAGATGATCGATAAGTCTTAGGTCCCTTATTTTTTTGGAGAAAATATGAGTTTAAGTTTTTTAAAAGATTTCAAAAAATCACTTTCTAAAATGGAGACAATCGTTACCGATTTCTCTCCACCCCGATTTTGGTATTCAACTGGTAACTTGGCACTGAATAAAGTTATTTCTGGGTCCTTCGTTAAAGGCATTCCCCAAGGTCGAGTGACAGCCCTGGCTGGCCCTTCGGGGTGCTTGCCTGCCGATGAAGTAATTTCTGCGTATGTGTTTAAGACTGATCCGGGTCTTGCGCCAGAAATTAAAAAAGAGTAATGGCAAAATACGCTTAAGGACTAACATGTTTAATAAAAATACGATTTTAAAAGAGCTTTTAAGTTTTTACACCCGCGAAGAGTTGGTATCAAAAATTGGAATTTCAGATTCTATTTTTGAGGATTTACTCGCCGCTCCGGATGACGAATTTAGCGTCGGAACCGATAAGCTGAAGGCTGCATGGGATGCACACGTCCTTGCAAATCTGAAGCAAATGACCATGCGCGATTTTGTCGATGCGGCGAAATCCGGTAAGACATTAATGGTAGATACCCCAGATGGCCCACAGTATGTGCCAACAGTATTTGAGAAAAACCCGCGAAACCTTGTGAAGGTTAACACCGTCGATCATGAAATGGTCTGTTCAGATGACCACCTTGTCGAAACCTCTGTTGGCTGGGTATTCGCAAAAGATGTTACCACTTTAGAAGTAATCACATCAAGTGGATTGCAGCAGGCTGCTGTAGAGCAAACCGGGCGAAATGAGCCGGTTTGGGATTTTGAGGTGGCACATGATAACCATCGATATTGGGGTGGAACCGGTATTAGTTCCCACAATAGTGGTAAAAGTTTCATCCTGTCAAACATTGTAAAGAATGCGCAAGCACAGGGTGCATTTGTTGTTATGCTTGATTCAGAACATGCGCTCGATATTGGTTACCTGAAAAAGATCGGCGTCAATGTTGATCCTGATAATTTTCTATATGCAGGTGTAACTACCTTTGCAGACGTTGTCAAGGTTATTTCTGAATTCGTCACGTCTTACGAAAAAACCTATGGCCGCGATAATCCTGATAGTCCGCCAGTAGTAATTGCATTAGACTCAATCGACATGCTAATTACCGATTCTGAAAATGATCACTTCCAAGCAGGTGTTCAGAAAGGCGATCAGGGTCAACGAGCTAAGCAGTCTAAGCACATGCTTCGAACCATTGTGTCGCGTATCAAGCGAAACCCGATGACGTTCCTAGTGACCCACCAAGTGTATCCAAACACTGATTTGATGAATGGTCAAGGTCTGTGGATTGTGAACAACGCAATTCGCTATTCTGCAAGCCAGATCATGTTGATCGTCCCCGCAAAACTAAAGGACGGCTCTGATATTATTGGGGTTCGCATGAAGGTTGAAACTTATAAATCACGATTTGCGCAAGTCGGAACTCGAGTGGAAGTGGAAGTGCCTTACGCATCTGGCATGAATAAGTATTCCGGATTTCTTGACATGATGGAAGATCTCGGAGTCGTAAAGTCTTCTGGCGCTTGGAAATCTTTGGAACTTCCCGGTAAAGAAGTAAAGAAGTTCCAAACCAAAAACCTGGATGAAGAACTAGTCGCATTAATTATGAGCCATCCTCTAGTGGTTCAATCAGAGAAAAGCGTTCTTGAGCTTATGGCTGATGAAACATCATATGCTGAAGAAGGCGTTGAAATTAGCAAGCTAGAGGATTAATAGCTACTTATTGACTAAAAAGGAATGCAGCATTTTTTGCTGCATTTTTCATTTAATATAGGACAAAAATGAGTTTTTTACTACACTTGGAAGAAGATAAACTTGACAAGATCGTCGATGTTCTTATTAGATATGAGAACACGATTGAAAAAGCTGAACCGATTTTCAAATTAGAAAACCGCCGCATTGAGGAAATTGCGAGAACTTTACCCCATTACCAATCTTCATTTGATCAACAGTACCAAGAATTAAAAGGTCTTGAGGAATGGTTGAATAATGTCAAGGAAAAACGGGTTTCAAAGCTTTGGAAGAAATACAACGAGGGATATTCAAAATCTTTATCTACTCGCGATATTCAGGCATATATTGGGGGAGAGAAAGATATTGTCGAATTGAATCAAATCATTATTGAAGTTACCCTATTAAAAAGCAAAATGCTTTCAATTGTTGAGGCGCTGAAACAGCTTGGGTGGATGTTAGCAAACATTACCAAACTTCGAATTGCAGAGATGCAGGATGCAATATTATGAATATCGAAGAACTTAAAACCCACTTAGCCGAAAATGGCTTCACCGTATTTAGGGACGCTGTTGGTCCTGTTGATGTTGTTGACGGCCGCACGGTTTCAATGTCAACTGTAAAAGTAAAAACCAAAGACGAATTTGTGAACATGCTTCATCAGCGGCAGTTTAAAAATATTTCACTTTATAGTATCCCCTCAGAAGGAACAATTAGATTTGCGGGGTGGATGTAAATGAAATGCTTTTTGACTATTAGAGACGAAGTATGGTGCAATTTAACCGGGCTCTCACCCGAACATAATGAAGCACTAGTAAAAGAATTTTCCGTATTTGTCGACGGATACTTTTTTATGCCGGCATACAAAAAGGGTTCGTGGAACGGCAAAATACAATTCTTTGATAAAACCGGCAAAACTTATGTCCGATTACTTGAGCGGATTTTTGTGTTCCTTGACAAATGGGGGTATGACATTGAGCTTACTGATAACAGAAAAGCTTTTAAACAGCCTAAAGTCGGCGGAAAGATTACTAAAGTTGATGAGGCAGGTTTAGCCTTAGAGGCTGAAGGATTGGATGTCATGGGCGATGTCATTTTGCCAAATGGTCAAAAGTTTTTACTTCGGCCTTATCAACTACAGTGTCTCAAGGCGTTGGTTGATTCTGGATCAGGCCTATGTATTGCCGGTACGGGCGCAGGGAAAACTTCAATCACGGCTGCGCTATCTTTCGTGTATTCGAATGCTGGATATAATGTGATCACCGTAGTTCCATCTACCGATTTAGTAGAGCAAACTGCCACTTGGTACAGAGCGTTAAGTTTACAAACTGGGGTTTATTGCGGAAATGAAAAAGATATTGAGAAGCCCAATGTGGTAGCCACATGGCAATCTTTGCAAAATAATCCTGGGGTGCTCCAAAGGTTCAATGCCATTATATGGGACGAGTGCCACGGTGCAAAATCGGCAGTAGCTGCAAAATTGCTAAATGATTTCGGGAAACACATCGCCTTTCGTTTTGGTGTTACTGGAACAGTTCCTAAACCCCTAGCTGACCAAATGTCTTTGACTAGTTCAGTTGGAGAAAAATTAATTGAAGTTCCAGCAGCATGGCTGATTGAGCACGATTATCTGTCAAAGATCGAGATTCAGCCGATTGAATTAAATGAAACTTTTGTTGATGAGAATTTCCCCGACTATACAAGTGAAAAAGCTTTCTTGTCTAAGTCTCCAGCACGTATGGAAATGATTGCCGATTTAATTATCTCTAAGTGCGCAGAACACGGAAACACTTTAGTTCTTACGCATTCGATTAAATTCGGCGAAAAACTTGCTTCCCTTATTAAAGATGCAGTCTTCTTATATGGTGATTCGCCTTCTGACCTTCGCAAGGAACATTACGACCTGTTTGCGACTCGTAATGATTTGATTGTTATTGCGTCTTCTGGGATTGCTAGCACGGGAATTTCAATTGATCGCGTTTTTTGCCTCATGCTCGTAGATGCTGGCAAATCTTATATTAAAGCAATTCAATCTTTAGGCCGAGGGTTAAGAAAGGGGCATGACAAAAATTACGTCTATGTTGTTGACGTTCACTCAAAGCAAAAGTGGGCAAAGAAACATTATAAAGAGCGAGAAACTTTTTACAAAGAAGCGCAATATCCCCTACTAAAGAAACAGGTGCTTAAAGTTAACCAGTGATTCTTTTCTATGGTAAAATTAACATATCATAACAACTATACAACCTATGAAAATTTTAACAGACTTTGGCAGACCATATACCATAGGTTCTTTAACTACTCCTCTTGCGGTAAAATACAATTGGGTGTTTAATGGTCCTGCATGCGACTTCATGTTGCAGCAAATTACGTATCTAGAAGAAACTACTGGCCCCGCGATTAAGCTGCAAATTAATGGAACCGATTTATGGGTTCCTTCATCATGGAACATTCTTGTTACCGATAGGGAAACTTATCAACTAGACACAGTCCCAGTAAAATCATGCTCAGGCGTAAAACATATTGCATTTGGTTTTTCACCTGATGAAATGAAATTAAGAACGCTGGACATCAACGTGATTGATTTTGCAGATGAAATGTCAATTGTCCACCCGATGGTTTCTAAAGGAACTGCGCTCGTGAGTCCGGTTGGTCAGGCAGCAAAGAATATTAATCAGCAAATTGAAACTTGCGTAGCTATTGGCCCGTTTGATTTGGTAAAACACCTAGCAACAAAAGTAGTTGGAGATATTTTCTCGTAAGGCAAAAACAAGTTATAAATAGTTTTACTATCAAGGAGAACTATTATGACAACAGACTTTTTTGCAGCTGCGTTTCATCATGCGATGAAATATGAAGTAGGAAATTTTTGGAATCCAAATGACCCTGATGTGATTGCAGGTCTATTTGAAACCAGGGACCAACGCAGAAAAGTCGGTTATGTTAATATACCCCAAGATAGAGGCGGAGAAACGAAATACGGTATTGCCCAAAAAGCAAATACTGAAGTAAACATTCGTGGATTGACACTTGCACAGGCAATGGAAATCTACCGCCGAAAATATTGGATCGCCGGTTCTTGTCAGTTGTTGTCATACCCGTTGGCGATAATCCATTTTGATGGATGCGTTAATCACGGAGTCGGTCGAGCAAATAGATTTCTACAGCGAGCTGTCGGTGCTATTGAAGATGGCGCAATCGGTCCACAAACCTTAAGCGCAATAAATTCTGCAAATCAAGGCGCTGTAATCCAGTCGCTGTCAAATACTCGAACGAATTTCTATCAACAAATAGCCAATCGAGATGCATCTCAGAAAATGTTTTTAACCGGCTGGATGCGCCGTATCAATGAAGTCACCGCTTACTCGCTAAGTAAACTTTAAAACCAACCCACAATTTAAAATAAAACTGGCCGAAACCTTCGGCCATGGCCCGATTCATCTTTGGAGAAAAACCGTAAATGTCAAAAGAAATTTATGTCACTAAGCGCAACGGGAAAAAAGAACCGTTTCAACTACAGAAATGGCAAGCGCAAATTGCTAAAGTATGTGAGGGAGTAGCAGACGTTTCGCCGTCAATGATTGAAATAGCTTCTAGCCCGCATTTTTATAGTGGTATGACTACAGTTGAACTCGATCAAATTGCTCTTCGCGCTATGGTCGGCTTAATTGATGAAGAGTCAAATCCGCTTGGCAATGTTAATTACCAATATGTTGCTGGTAAACAACGTGTCAGCATGCTTCGAAAGGATGTTTACGGGGATTATAATCCCCCGCACCTTTTTGAAACCGTCAAAAAGAATATTGAACTTGGCCTATATACACCTGATTTAATGAAGTGGTATAGCTCCGAAGATTGGGATTATCTTAATAAGCAGTTAGATCATGGTAAAGACGAACTAATGACCTACGCTGCAGTTGAGCAACTCGTAGATAAGTATCTAGTTCGCAATCGTGCTACTGGAAATATTGTCGAATCTCCACAAATTCGCTACATGATTGCTGCAGCAACTGCATTCCATTCAGAAGAAAAAGATCGTTTGAAATGGGTAAAGGATTTCTATCACGCAGCTTCAGATGGAATTTTTACACTTGCGACTCCAGTGCTTGCTGGGCTTGGGACAAAGACTAAACAATTTAGTTCTTGCGTTCTTTTGCGAACTGATGATACGCTGAAATCTATTTTTGCAACCGGACAAATTATGGCAGACTACGCCTCAAAGCGCGCTGGTATCGGTTTAGAAATTGGACGTATGCGTCCACTTGGGTCTTCTATTAGAGGCGGCGAAGTAATGCATACTGGCATTTTGCCATTCCTTAAGAAATGGTATGGCGATTTGCGGTCTTGTTGTGTCACCCCAGATACGTGGGTCGAAGTTGATAGCGGGCGCATTCAAATTAAAGACCTTCAAATCGGAATGAAGATTAAAACCCTTGATTCAAATAAGCAAATTGTTTATAAGACAGTTAGTGATAAGTTCGATACGCAAGTAGCAAAACAAAGTCAGATACAGTTAACTTTTGAAAATGGTTCCATTATCAACTGTTCAACCAATCACCCGATCATGATTTGGAATAACGGCAAAATAGAACAGCGGTTGCCAGAACAACTTACTGAAAGTGATCGTATTCTAACTGAAGATGGGTTTACCAGGTTGTTGACAATTGATGTTGGACAGGATAACCCCGAAAATTATATCGACATTACGGTAGAAGATACGCATACTTTCTTTGCTTCTGCTAGCAATGACGGACCAATGGTTTTAACTCATAATTCCCAAGGTGGCATCAGAAACGCGTCAGCAACAATAAACATGCCAATTTGGCATTATCAATTTGACGATTACATCGTGCTAAAAAATAATAAAGGCACCGAAGAAAACCGCATTCGCCAGCTGGATTACTGCGTAGTATTGAATTCATTCTTTTGGCGCAGGTTTAAAGAGCAAAAGAATATCACGTTCTTTGATCCAAATCAAGTGCCAGATCTGTATGAAGCTTTTTATGCCGACTCTGCAAAATTTGAAAAAATGTATGAAGAATACGAACAGCGCAAAGATATTTCCAAAAAAGTAGAGTCTGCTGAAGTGGTGTTTAAAGAATGGTTAATCGCTGAGCGTATGGAAACAGGTCGCATCTATATTTTAAACATCGATAACGTTTCTAATCAAGGCCCATTTGATACGAATGTACATCCCATTTATCAAACCAATCTTTGTTGTGAAGTGATGTTGAGTACTAAATCTTTTCAAACCATAGATGACCCAGATGGGAGAATTGCGTTATGCACCTTGGGCTCAAACAACTGGGGAACATTCCGCCACCCAGAAGATATGCGCAGGCCCCTGCGTCTACTTCATAGGTTCCTACATAACATTCTTCAATACCAAGACTTTCTGTCTATTCATTCGTTCATGCATAATAAAGAGTTTGAGCCGCTTGGCGTTGGCGTCACCAATCTCGCTTATTGGCATGCAAAACGAAAACTTAAATATGGCGATCCTGAAGCTTTGTCAGAAGTTAAGCGATGGATGGAACACCAAGCTTTCTATCTGACGGAAATGAATGTGGACCTTGCCAAAGAAAAAGGCAAATGTTTGGAATCAGATAATACTTGGTATGGGAGAGGTGTTTTCCCATGGGAGCGAAGAGCTGAAGGTGTAAATGAATTGGCAGATTTTACTCCCTCAGAAGACTTAGATTGGGAAGGTCTTCGCGAAAAAATGAAGACTTACGGCGTTCGCAATGCAACCACTGGTGCAATTGCTCCTGTTGAAAGTTCTAGCGTCTGTATCAATTCGACCAACGGCATCAATTTGGTTAAAGAGATGATTGTCACAAAACGTTCAAAAGGCGGTGACATCATCCAAGTGGTCCCAGAATACAAGCGGCTGAAGAATCATTATCAGCTATTATGGGCGCAGAAAGATTGCCTGGGCTATCTCAAAACGTCTGCAGTATTGCAGGTTTATATAGATCAAGGAATTTCTACAGATATGCCGTTTACCCCAAGGAATTATCCGAACGGGAAAATTGACATCAATGACGTTATTAAAGCACACATGCTATTTCATAAATGGGGAGGAAAATCTCTCTATTACGCCATTATTGAAAAACAGGCGGCCATGGAATCAGTAAAAGATGAAGTAAAAAGTTTGCCTGTTCAAGAAGATGATGGTGAACAATATTGCGAGTCTTGCGTATTGTGAAATAAGCCGGTTACCACTATGACGCTTCATGGGGGCTTCGGTCTTCATGAAGCGTATCAGTTTAAACGAGTCGACTCGTTCGTGTCGACTTTAGATTAACATTTTAAGGACCTTACAGATGACATTAGACTTTTCAAAATCGACAAATTACGGCCAGCGAAAAATGTTTCTAGATCCGGCGGGGTCAGTAACTATTCAACGCTATGATGATTATGCATATCCGAAACTTGCGCAGTTTACTAAAACGCAGCGGGGCAATTTTTGGATTCCCGATGAAGTTTCTTTGACTAAAGATAAGATTGATTTCTCAAAAGCAAATGATGCAACCAAGTTTATTTTTACGTCAAATTTGCTTCGGCAAACTGCGCTGGATTCGATTCAGGGTCGAGCACCAGTTCAGATTTTTACTCCAGTTTGTTCTGTCCCCGAAGCAGAAGCTTGGGTGCAATGGTGGTCAGCATTTGAACAGATTCACAGCGAGTCGTATTCACATATCATTCGTAACATCTATCAGATGCCAAGTGACCAATTTAATCAGATTCATGATACATCAGAAATCGTGAACATGTTAAGTGGCATTGACAAATACTATACCGATCTTCACCACTTAAACAGTTTGGTTCAAACAGGTGTTGAAGTCAGCGAAGCTAAAATGGTAAAAGCTGTCTATATGGCGCTGATTGCTTCCTACGGGCTGGAGGCGATTCGTTTCATGGTGTCTTTCTGTACCTCATTAGGTATGGTAGAAAATCGAATCTTCGTCGGCAATGGTAATATTATTAGTTTGATTTTGGCCGATGAGTTGCTGCATACAGATGCGACAGCTTGGATGATCAATCAAAACGTGAAAGACGACTATCGCTTCAAGGAAATTGCGTCTGAATGTGCTAAAGAGGCAAAGGACATGCTCGAGAGCGTTGTTGCTGAAGAAAAAGCTTGGGCGCATTATCAGTTTCAAAAAGGCACAGTTCTCGGGATGAATGAAAAGATTATGTGCAGCCAAGTTGACTACACTGCTCAGGAACGTTTTAAAGCCGTTGGCGTCAAGTATGATGCGGGCATTAAAAGCGCTCCTCTTCCCTGGATGAGCAAGCATTTGAATACAAATAAAATTCAAACGGCTTTACAAGAAAATGAAAGTACAAGCTACGTACTTTCATCGATGAGCAACAAAATCGATTATGAATCTCTTCCAAGCATCTAAATCGGCAAGAGCGAAAGAATGCTTCGAATCTTTGAAGCTCTACCGTTGAATGTAATTTCAGCGCCATAAACTTTTGATGTTTCCAAACTTACAGAAACACAGATTATGTTGGCACGCGGATATGATAAAATTGAGATTGCGGAACGCTGAAATTTATTCTTAACACTTAAGGAGAACCATTTGTATCAAATCTATTCAAAACCTAATTGCACTTATTGTGACCAAGCTAAACTGCTACTCGGGGCAAATAACCTACAGTTCGAAGAACTTATAATTGATGTAGGACAGGATAAAGACCCAACTAAAACTTATGTTCAGGTCAGTCAACTTAAGGAACTGGTCCCAAATGCAAAATCAGTTCCACAGATCTTTAAAGATGGTATCTTAATTGGCGGGTTTACCGAGCTAAAAGAGTCATTACGATAACTGGTTTAGCTCTTCACTAAAAAGGCACCTAAGGTGCCTTTTGTTTTATGTTTTTTGGTCAAGCAATAAATAAACCGAATTTGCGCCATCTGTCCTAGCATACAGTTTAATTGATGATGGGCTAAACCACTATAAATAAGAGTATCATAGGAGATTATTTGCAATGGACGCACCAATACCATCAACTGTCTGGTTCCCAGGCTTAACAGATGATCAGCTCTCGGATGATCCCGTGCCTGTGACCACAAACGCACAATTCGTCTCCGATCAATGTAGTCATACCTATGAATATCTCGACGGGCTATTAATATCTGATACTGCTTCTGATGGAGTTTCCAGTTGGAAAAAGACTTATACTTATTTTCAGGGGAATCTGATATCAGAATCTAAATGGGTGCAACAATGAGCGGATTGAGCCTATCTCAGCTAATAGCACATGGTTTTGCCAAGTTGAGCCCGCAGCAACGGGTTGCCGGAGCATTTGGGCCGCTAACTGTTAGATCAGATGGCGTTCTAATAAAGCCAGATGGTTCACAGATACAACTAGCATCAAATAGCATAAGCCAAGATCCAGGTAATTCAATACAGATTGGCCAAGATGGTGGATTACTTGCAACAACAACTTGGGCAGATTCGCCCGAATGGTAAATTTCTTAAACCTTAAAGGAAACTAAAAAATGTCAACAACTGTTCTCCAACAATTTAAAGTCTCTGCTCTTCCTGGCACTCTAGTTGCCAATGCAGTCTATTATGTCTCAGTAGCAGGCAATCCATCATTGGTAGAGGTATTTGTCGTTGACAATGCCGGTGTTGCTGCAAAGCACATCATCAACTCCACCGATGTGTCAGCAATGATCGCTGCTGCATTAGGCGCATCAAATCAGTTGTCAATTGTTGCTGATATTGCTGCTCGTGATGCTCTGGCCCCATCTGTTGCTACCTGGGCATATGTCATTAATGCAACCGGTGATACTTCTGTCGCCTCTGGTGGCGCGACCTACCTGTACAACCCAGCAAATACAACCTGGATTAAGTCCTCTGAAGCTGAATCCCTGGATGTAGTTTTGAACTGGGCCTCACTGCAAAACAAGCCAACCTCAAGCGTTGCTGATATTGATGATGCTGTTACCAAGCGTCATACTCATGCAAACAAAGCAGCTCTAGACCTGATCACTGAATCTGGTGGCAACATGCTGTACAACGGCGCATTGCCTGTTGCTCGCTGGGAAACTGCTGCCTGGTAAATAACTAATGAGCAATATCGCCCTTTACGCCAGGAAAGAAGTTGCAGCTTTGCCTGCAACTCTAATCGCTAACACCATTTATGCTGTTCGGCGTGGTACTGGCTTTGATCTGTATATTACAGATTCAAGTGGCCTTATTGCTCATAAACTAAATAACAGTGATGATCCGTTAAAGTCGCCAGTTTTCACATATGTGAGTGGAAAAATAACTGGCATTTCATATGAAGACGGATCAACAAAAGTCTTATCATACACGGGGGATCAGTTATCACAGATTGATCTCCTTCGTAATGGTCTAACAACACGCAAAACGTTCGCCTATTCTGGCGGCGTTTTATCAAGTATAACGGAGACTGTGCTTTGACTACATTGAATGAACAGCTTGAATGTGCTTTTGAAGGCATTGGTGCTCAAGTGGGAAATTTAATTCGATGTTTGGTGAAACAAGAAGTTGAATCACATTTGGCAAGAATCCAGCAATTACAGAGCATCCTTGACGGGAATGTTTGTACAACAACTATCAGTAATGATGGGGAGAATCCAACTACCTAAGTGTTGGAGTTTTTTAAGAAAGAAGAAACATGACTACATTGAATCAAACCCTTGAATGTCTGATCGAAGGTATTGGCCAGCAAACTGGCGAAGCTATCCGTACCGAGATTAATAACCTGTTGGGCATGCCCAATATTGACCTGACCGCACTGCAACAAGCTGTTGCTGCTATTCAAAGTCTTCTGGACAGCGATCCTTCAACCGAAGGTTTCCAAACTGGCCAGAACATCATCACCCAGTTGGTTGCCCTTGGCAATCGCTTGGATGCTCTGGAAAATAGCACCGTTGTTGCCCAACTTCAAGTTCTAGTAAACAGCATTAACGTTGCTCTTGCTGCTGAAGTTACTGCTCGCCAAGAAGGCGATGCAGCCCTGCAAGCTGCTCTAGATGCACTTTCTGCCCAGTATGACACACTGAGCCAGCAAGTTACCACCATCGTAAATGGTACTGGTGACGGCTGTGATTGCGTTGCAATCGCTGCTTCCATCAGCGCTCTGGAAAGCCAGATTGCTAACCTGACCGGTACTGATGCTGCTCAAGCTGCTCAGATCACCGCTCTGCAAGGCCAAGTTGCTACCCTGTCCGGCCAAGTTGCTGCTGCTGTAGCAGCCGCCGCTGCTGCTGAGGCAGCCGCTGCCGCCGCTCTTACTGTCGCTAATGGCGCTGCTGCTGGTGTTGCTACCCTGCAAACCGCTGTTGCCGCTTTGGACACTCGTGAAAATGAGCGTCACAATGGCCATGGTAACCGTCTGAATGGCCTCGAGTCATTCAAAGCCGGTATCGAAGCCATCGATTGTACCGCCCTCCTAGCCAAGCACAGCATCGGTCTGTCTGCTGGCTTGGTTGGTTCTGGCTATTGATAGGTAAACGATAATGATCGGTCCTATCTACTTGCCTAACACTGATGCTTACAAAGCACGGGTGATTATTTGTACTCAATGCGAGCACAGAAAAGAAAAGCAAGCGTTAGGACTGGTCATTCCGGTTTGCGGACTCTGCAATTGCCCCATTAAAACTAAATGCGTTTCAGGGCCTTGCCCAAAGGCAAAATGGTAAGTAAATTACAGATCCACGTTTTACAAAGTCGCCCAGATGTCATGTCTGGTGCGACTTCTGTTATTGATCGCGCAGAAAGCGCTGGTTATTCGTATAAGATTATAGACAACACTGGCAAGTCTATTCTAAATGGTCGAAGAGTCGGGTATTTAGAATGTCAATCCGAATTTGTTTCATTTGTAGATGACGATGATGAAACTTTGTTAAGCAGTAAGAACGTCGAAGACATGATTGCTCTAAATAGTAATGCAGTGTTCACTAATAGCATTACTAAAACAGCTTTATCAGAAAGCATTCAAATTTCTACTGCATTCTCTGAGTGGAATTTAATGCTTGAAAAACGGGGTTATATTCGCCCGCATCAAACGATAGTTTATCAAACTGCATTTGCAGTTGAATTGTTTTTGCAAGCAGAAAAGTTGATTGTTAAGAATGGGTGGCATCCTAATAGCGTAGACCACGTTATGCGGTTATTGGTTTCAGCAACAGTAGGTTGGAAGTATTTTCCAGACCTGACTTATAAATGGAATAGGCATGCTGAAGGTGAACACGCAAAGCGGCTTAAACAAAACACCGAAATCAGACAGTTTTTTCTGAGGTAACTCTATGGCAACTTTTACGATCACTACCCCAACCCTAATCACCGCGCTAACCGGTAAAACCGGTGGAGACACTTATAATATTCAAGGCGGTGGAGTCACAATTGACTGTGATAGTCGCTATGCACCGAATGCGACCGCTTCAACTGGCCCGATAAACAACTTGACAGTAGATTCCGCCCTCGGCGGAAACTTCACAATAACAACAGAATTTACTAAGATCGTAGAATTCAACAACGCGACTGGGACAGTCCCAGCTTATGGTTCGACAATTTCTCAGGGCACAGCATCTGGAGTTCTGCTCTGTATCATGCAGACTCGAATGGGCGGTGCAGTTTATATTGCTGGTGATGCAATGCCAGCAACGGGATTTATGAAGTTACGAGTCACTTCTCCTGGATTTTCTACCGGTGCACTTACTGGTATTTCTGCTAGTGCTGTGAGCCCGGAAGTTCAAGGTTGGATTGTAGTCGTCGGCCAAGAAATCGGAGTTCACAACCACCCGAGACTTGGCACGATGCAAATGCGCGGGGATTGGATTAATGTTGGGCAAACTAATGGAGTCGTTGGTCAATCAATTCAGTTACCACACTTCACGGCAGACGGTACGACTTATTATCCCGGCGTAGATGTAGAAACTTCCCCAGGATCTGGGGAATATCAATTCTTCCCAAACGCAGGTTTACGTCATACCTCTGCAAACTGCTCAACTGATACCCGTTCAAGCTTTGTGTTTATTAGCACTTCGGGCACTGCATTTTTTGGTACAGGTTCAGATTTGTCTGTCTGTGGCTATGTTCCGCCGGCAGGTTGCAACGTTCGTGTCCCGTCAATTAATTTACAAAGTTGCACATCTGCAAACCGATCAGTGAACGTGGAGCCTTCTAGGAGTATTGGCAACCGTTACGAGTCGACTTTCACTAACGGCGGGCTAATGAATGTATCTAAAGTTACAGGCGCTTGGTATTGGAACGTGGTTCAGCCTTATTCTGTTTATATTCGCGACTTACATACTTGCGATCAAATTGTCCTTGGTGAAGCTGCAACAGCGATGGACATTGATAATTTGCATATAGGTCTATCAACTGGAGCAACCACAAACTATGACGGCAACTCAATAGTTATTCAGCAGAGTTATACTGGTGGCACAGTTGGAACAATATCTTGGCTTCGGGCACAATCAACTGCAACCAGTGGTTACGCCGCTATTTTCGTGAACTGTTATGGTGGATGGACATTTAATAAATTGCGAGGCGGTCATGTTGGTGCTGCTACCGCATTAAGTGGCGCAATTTATTTGAACACTAACGGGCCTACAACTGTTAATGAGCTGTGGACCTTTACCAAGCGGGTTCTAATTCAGGCCGCAGATAATTGCAAAATAATTAAGCATGTTTACGCAGATAATTGCGTTGGTACCACTCCTACTACTTCTCAGTCTAGAGCGATAGAAACAGTCGGGCAGTGTAAAGTCGTTGATATAACTGATGTTCAGAATTGGCCAGGTGTTGCAAATTGCCATCCTTATTTGGCAATCATGTTTTGCAACACTACGCAAAAAGCAACCTTGAGAAATTGCGGAACACCTAGTTCCCCATTTAGCGCCGGAACTGTAAACGTTATGGGATATATCTGGGATGACGGTGGCAACAATGACATCATCAAGATTCAGCGCAATTGGGTTACAGCGTTGCGACTAGGTCTACATGGTGGCACTAACACGACCAAACGGTTTACATCTGTCAACAATTATCAAGTAGATGCTTCAAAAACAATTGGGCCGCAACAGCTTGAATCCGTAGTCCATGGCAACCGGTTTAACTCAGGAGGTGTACCAAACAGCTTCGCAGCAGTTTATGGAAATTGCATGTGGGACGGGTTTACTGGCGACACTACGACTAGGGCTGCACTCATATTAGTAGAGAAAACGTCTGCGAACCCTGATGCTTATCAAATTACTAGCGGGACCCCAAAATTTAACGGTGCTGGCCGCTGCGTTTTTCAAAGCATTGGGGATCAAATTGAATGGACTTGGCCTTGGAAAATCCTTGGTTGGACTGGACTTACTTCTTTTGCTTCATCTGGTGCAAATACCGCAAACCACAGCTATGACTATGCATTAGATAAAGGTACTGGTTTTGGCGCATGGAAAACCATGTCTAATGCAAACTTAGCAGCAGAAACCGGTATTGACCCTGTTATTGGCTTAGGGCTAAAAATGCGAATTACTTGCACAATTGCAAACGTAGGTAATAGAATTGATTCGCTTCGCATTGACGGTACAACCACATTGGCATTACAAAATGCAGCTTTATACCCACTTGATGTAGCATCCCTTACATTGACTGGCTTAATCGCGGGTTCTTCTGTTGCAGTGTTTAGTGAAACACCAACACCGGGACAAGAACCATTGGTCACGTTGTTTAATTCTGGAACTTCTGCAACTTTGTCATATGTGTATGACAGCGCATTTGCTAACTGCACAGTTCGCATTCGTAAACCAGGATACGCAGTGATCGACTTGACTTATTCAAACAATATTGAAACAACTATCCCGATTGCGCAGCAGCAAGTAGTTGACGGTTTTGGTGATGCAATTTATGGCAGAGGTTCAGGCGCATCATCTGGGTTTATTACCTTAGATGGACCAGCACTTCGGGTTGATGTCGGAAATTCACTCTGTGCTGCAGAAGACGTTTATACCGTAGTTGCTGATTGGCAAGCAAGTGCAATAGGTATGTTGTATCCAGAAGCAATGAGATTTGACGGGCGTGATATGCTCCTAATGGGCTCATGGAGACTTAGACGTGCATTAGCTGCCTATACTAATGCGGGTATTGATGCAGCAGTCGTGGTAAACGGTATTGTTACAGCGAGTCCCGATGATGAAGTCAATGGCTCTGTAGACATTCGTGCCAAAGCGGTTAGAACTTTCAACACTTCCGGGGGCAATTTGACACTTGCCGGAGTAGCTGCAGCTGTATGGGGATTTACACTTAGTACTGGAAACCCTGCAGAATCTGAATTGCTTGCAGCAAAGGCTGCAGCTAGCAATGCATTCGCTGTTAGCGCATAATTAGGGCCGAAACTTATGTTACCAATAAATGTTTTGATTAGGTGCATGAGTTTTGGCCAGCCGCTGGCTGAAGCATTTCCATTTGTATCGGTCGGAAGCACGCAATCTTATAACGCAGTGCAGATGGGGCCTACCGTCACAACTGATAATGATTTGGCTCCTTGGCCCGTCGTTCAGTTTGGGCCTACTGTAACTACAGACGACATTTTGGCTCCTTGGCCAATCATTTATTTTAATAACTGCGTAATGCAAGAAGGAGCATAATCATGGGAGCAACATTTAATACAGGTTTAGCCGGGGGAGCCATAGTTACAGCGTTAACTTCTACCGCACCCGGCCAGGGTTCTGGCATTTATTATGCGCAAATTTTTGCAGGTACAAGACCAGGGGACCCAACGATTACTTCTGGAATAACGGCCTTGAGCGCAGTAAAATCTCTACCTTCAGGAACGTGGCTTTCCAGTTCAAACGGGGTTTCCGCTTTAGCAGGTTCCGTAGGTTTCACTGCAACTGCCAGTGGCACGGTTTCTTTTATAAGGTTTTATTTCGGCAATGGAAACAGCCCTTTTCTTGATGTCGACGTTGGATTAGTTTCCTCGGGTGCAAAAGCTATCGTGAGCACACTTACCGCGGTCAATGGACAAACGGTCAATTTAACTGATATGCGATTTCGTGTAGCGGCGTTTGGGGATACCTGCGTTTCCCCGAGCGTTGCGAACGAAATTGTCAATATCTGGGCTGGTAATACCGCGGGGACGTTAGGAAACAGTTACGGTCATATGGCAGCGTTTTCAAAAATAAGCATTGTCTCAGGAGTATACGACCGAGCCGTGACAGTTGAGGCTTGGGACGGAGCAATTCCATCTAATAGTAGCGCAACCCCCACGGGAGTTAAACTCTGGAGCAAAGCAATTACCAGTAATGAGCTTTTTGCGGTTTCTGGGTTATCTGCATCCATCATATCAAACCAAACTGCAAACGCAATTGCCAGTGGAACTCCCACGTTCATTCGCGTTACTAAAGCTGCATATGATGTAATACCGGCTACATCCCTGCAAGCTCCCGTTTCAGCGCAGAATGGTGCGCTGTTTGCAAACACCACAATGGTTTCTGGGCAGTCAAATACTTTGACTAATTTGACTCTGTCATTCCAGGCGTAAAATGTCGCAAACTATTAGGGGTAACGCCAAGTGAAATTATTTGAAATCCTATCCAGTAAAGTCCCATACACTATAGTCCATAATGGTGAAAAGTCTTTTATGGCCAAAGCAGAAATCAATGGACTAACTATTATTTTTGATGCCGTTCGTAAACCCCTAAATGCGGCTAGAAAACATAATGCCTGGGATGTGAGCTTCGGTAATGAGGAAGAAAATGGCAACATAGGCTACAAGTTGACTAAAGCGGGTAATCCAGAAAAAGTCTTCTCCTTTGTAAAGCAAATGATGGAACTGCTTATTCAAAAGGGCGCAGGTGAATTTACTATGATTGCTGAAGGCGGTAATCGAATAAAGCTGTATATCCATATGTTTAAAAGATGGTTGCCAAATTGGCAGGTTTCTTTGAAAGGAACTGATAGTGAAAAGCAGATTTTTATCAAGGGCGCAAGGTGATAAATTGAAAACATCTATAGTAGTGAGAACACGTTTAAAATTGCGACTCAACATGTAAGGCCGAAATGTTTATTAATTCATATTTTTTTAAAAACCTGCAATCGCTTCAGTGGGATTATTGGCAACAAGGAACCCTACCAAGCGCAAAGACTGTTACTGCTGCGGTATATGGCACCGACTTTATTGCGCTTACTGAAGAGGGTTATGCGCTAAAATCTTCAGACGGGCTTTCTTGGACAGAACATCAACTGCCTTCGATACAGGCGCCGCAGCGATGGTGGTCAATTGCATACGGTAACGGAAAATACATTGCATTGACGATGCCATCTAATAATTTGGCATACAGCACGAATGGTGAGATATGGTTCGAAACTGTTATGCCTTTGGCTCCTGTCAGTTTAAATCCTATTAGCAGGTGGTATGCACTCACTTTTGCAGATGGAAAATTCATAGCGATCGGTAAAGAACAAGGCGGAGCTGAACGTCATATCTCTGCTGTGTCCACTGATGGTTTCAGCTGGTCGGTAGGGGTTCTGCCAGTTACGCCACAAGCGGCTTTTGGTGATGTCAGCGATATTGCTTTTGGCAATGGTAAATTTGTGGCCATAACCACTGTAATTCAGGGGCCTGCAACCGCAGATGTTCCGGGAATTTCATTCAGCTCTACTGATGGAATAAATTGGGCCCAAAGCGTTATGCCGAAAGGCGACCCTGATTGGTTTAACGAGTATCAAACATGGGCATCTGTAACATTTGGCGATGGCAAGTTTGTAGCAGTCACGGCTAATTACCGTCCTGGCGCGGTATCAACTGATGGCGTAAACTGGACTCTGTCTAATATGCCCGCTGATGCAGACTGGGCAAATATCGAGTACAGTAATGGAAAATACTTCTCGACGCTAACTGATACAAACTTTGCGGCATCTTCTGCTAATGGAACAAATTGGCAAGCTGAATTATTCCCCGGAAATCCTGTGCCATATGGTGGAGTTGTAGTTGCAAGCCAAAACAAATTTATTATTTTTGCAACCACTAAGAGTGATTTGGCTTCTGACTACACGTTCATTCCTTCCTCCTCTGCTAGCAGCGATAGCTTTTTAATTTCAACGTATTCAGCACAAGCTCCGCAAAAATTTGATTTCAAACAGCAGCTAGACTTCCAAATTACGGGGGCTAACACGTATTTCAGTTCACCTGTCATTTCAGCAGATTCTTCAGTCATTGTTGCAGCTGGAAGAGGAACTACAGTCGGGGGAGTTGGCGGCGCTGGTGCAGCTTTCGTTTTTATGAAAACGGGAAGCTCTTGGGAAAGAACGCAGATGTTAACCCCAGATACTTCTCAGGTAAATGGATACTTTGGCTCATCAGTTTCAATGTCAAGCGACTCGTCGGTTATTGCTATTGGGTACCCAAATTTTACAGATGCTGGCTTTTTAAACTCTGGAGCAGTCACCCTTTTCGATCGTGTTGGTGCAAACTACGTTAAAAATGTTACCTTAACTTCGCAGACCCCTGCTAATTCTAAAAGATTCGGTTTTTCACATTCCTTATCAGCAGATGGAAGAACACTCGTGGTAACTTCTTTAGGTACTGCTGCAGAAGTTTTTGTCAAAACTGGTTCAGTCTGGTCTAAGCAAGCCGATTTGGTTCCTCCGAACTTCGCAACAAATCAACGTTATGGTGATACTGCTAAAATTTCTGCAGACGGAAGTACCATAGCGGTTTCTTCGCCATTTAGGTCGGTTGGAGTGGCCAGCAATGCAGGCCGAGTTCAAATATTTTCCTGGGACGGAACCTCTTGGACCCATCAAGCAGAATTAAATACTACGCTGTACAGTTCCAACGCTTGGTTCGGGAGAAATAATTTAGACTTATCAGCTGATGGCAACACTTTAGTTGCTGCTGAGGCGCCTAAAGGACTTGCATACGTTTTTGCACGAACCGGAACATCATGGATGCAACAAGCAGTACTTTCTTCTGGCCTTGGGCCATCTGATTACTTCGGGTATGGATTAGCTATTTCTCCGGATGGACAAACGGTTGCAACTTCATCATCATGGGCAGTATTTGATCGGCCATGGGCAGGTGCGGTGTTTATCTTCAAGAAAAATGTAAACGGATGGTCATGCACACAAAGATTTGCTTCTTCTACGGTCGGAGAACTTAATGAATTTGGCTACAGAATGTCTTTGAACGCTAATAATATTGCTATATCCTCTGAATATCTTCAAAACCCTATTGGCATATGGACTGGAGCAGTAGAAGTTTTTAAACATAATTAAACATCATGCATAAATACGCAAAGCTTTTCAACCTATTAGGGGATAAAAATGGACATTAGATTCAGACAAGGTGTAGTTGCTCTTCCAACGAATTCACTTCAGAAAAATGATTTAGGCGGGGTTGATATAGTCATTAACGGTGCGTCAATTCTTGCAACGATTGCCAGTGGAACTGCTAACTATACAATTAGTGAAACGCGTTCAGTTGTTAATGCTTGGGGTCCATTTTCTGGAACTAGCACGGTTTACCTTTATTGGCAAATAGATTCAAGAACTGGAGACTTGGTAAGAAAATCTACTTTGCGGACTCCCGTGACATCAGCAGTTGAGCCAACCCAGCTTATTGATACCCTATGGTTTGATGTCACGGCGAATAAAACAAAAAGATGGAATGGCTCTGTTTGGGAAGCAGTCCTAGTCGTATTTGCTGGCACTCTAAATTCAGGTTCTATTTTAATTCCTTCAGCTATAGGAACACAAGTCGGAATCAATGCTGTCGGTTCTGACGTCGGGTTCTCATCTGGTTATGTTTTACGAGATGGCTTAGGAAACGCGTTACGAACATCTAATGCAGGCGAATTTTTAACAAGCGAAACCCCGATTTTAAGCGTAGACACCGGTTCTCTAGTTAAGTTCGAAGGTTCACAATTGGTTGCAACCGCTGCAACTCCATTGGCAGCCTTTGATATCGTCTACTTGTCAGGTTCATCTCTTGTTAGTAAGGCTTCAGGTCTAAACCTGTCAAATGATAACACCCGTGCACCAATAGGCATGGTTACTGCAAGCGCGGTTGCTAATACGCAAGTCGCCCTAGTAACAGCGGGAAAGAAAGTTGTAAATGAATCATGGAACTGGCCAGTAAATCAAATCGGCCGTTCAATTTACTGTGATGCTAGCGGACAAGCAACCACGCAAAAGCCTGCTGGCTATAAGCATGTTCGCGTTGGCGTAATTTGCGCGACTAATAGTATTATGCTCACATTTGATTGGGAAACTGATGTAGTTGCCCCAATTGTTTCAGATAGCGGCGGTGGATCTAGTTTCACTTTGAATTCTGAAGTTCCGCTTCAGATTACTGGGACTGCGATCAAAACCATTTCAATGCCACGAGCCACCATTGGTGAAGATGGTTATATGCATGCAGCTGATATGCTTAGAATTTCTTCACTTGAAGGTTCTTTAGCAAGTAAAGCTGATGTTACACATGTCCATGCAATCACAAACGTTTCTGGGCTATCTACTGCGTTAGCCGGTAAAGCAGACATGGCTCATTCCCATGTTATCACTGATGTTGCAGGGTTGACAACTGTAGTGGGCAATGTAACGGCGCTCCAAACAGAAATAACTGCCAAAGCGGATAGTGCAACAGTCACTGCTTCCTTAGCAACGAAATCTGATGTCGGTCATGGTCACGTTATTACCGATGTTGCTGGTTTATCTACCGCCTTAGTCGGTAAGGCAGATGTAGCACACGTGCATGCCATCTCTGGTGTCACTGGTTTAACTGACGCCTTGGCAGATAAGGCCGATGTCGTCCATGCACATGCAATCTCTGAAGTGACAGGCTTAACCGCTGCACTTGCAGATAAAGCCAGCACAGCTGATGTAGTGACAGCTTTAGCTACCAAAGCAGATGTGGTTCATGCCCATGCTATCTCTGAGGTCACCGGTTTGACTACTGCACTTGCAGATAAAGCGGATATTGTCCATGCACATGCAATCTCTGGCGTCACTGGTTTAGTAGACGCCCTAGCTGACAAGGCAGATGCAGTTCATGTGCATACTATAGCTGGAGTAACAGGGCTAACAGATGCCCTTGCAGATAAAGCAGATGTGGTCCATGTGCATGCAATCTCTGAAGTCACTGGTTTGACCACTGCACTTGCTGACAAAGCTGATTCTGCAACTGTAACGACAGCGCTAGCTGCCAAAGCGGATGCTGTTCATGCGCACGCGATTTCTGAAGTGACCGGCTTAAGCGCAGCGTTGGCAGCACTTGGTTCTGCAGGTGGCGCATTGGTTGTTCCTATCATTGTTGCTGGTTCAGATGAAACTACGCCAATCGCTGCAATAGGTGAACGTGTTAATTTCAGAATGCCTCGAGCTGGAGTGCTACAAGAAGTTCAAATTAACATTGCAACTTCTTCAGCACTCACAGCAGATGCGACCATTGGCATCACTGTTAACGGATCCAACTTATTTGTCGGCGGAGTTCCGGCAACTATAGTATCAGGAACTTTTTCAGCTAAGAAACTTTCTGCCGATCTTCAGATTTCTTCATTACAGCCAGATGACCTGATCGTTATCTCGGTTTTGAATATTGGCGCTGGGAACCTAATCGGTCTTAAAGCTACATTTCTGGTTCAATTCGGCTCAGTCTCATCTACAGAGGCTTTAGCATCCGATACGCTTCCCCTGCAAGATGGAACCGCTTTACCGGGTGTTGGGGTTACTTGGGCTAGAGGCGATCACGTCCACCCGACTGATACTACTCGCGCAAGTCAAGCTACTACTGATGCAGCATTTATTTCAATGCAGAGTCAAATTGACACGCGATTTACTGCTGTGAATACTTTAGTTGCAACAACTCAAGCAAGTTTGCAATTAGCTGATGCAAATACCATTACGTATGTTGATGATACTCGTGACCTTATCGTAGATGATCTTACTGCGCTCACGACACGTGTTGGGGTAGTAGAAGGTTCTGCCGCGATTGCTTCAGCTGACATTATTACTATCAATGACAGGCTTGACAATTTACCAGTGACAAACGTTACTTTGGTTTCGGTGTCAAGAGCTTTGACCGCAGCTGATGATGGCGACATTCTTGAAATCACTGCGGATGGCGTAGTCTTGACGGTACCAGAAGCCTTACCTGCCCAATTTGGTTGCGCTGTCATGGTGACAGCAGGAACTACTTCTGTTGCGGTTGCTGGTTCAGTCACCTTGAACGGTGCGACTACGACCCTGACTCGCGCTTCTACAACCAACCCGATGTTTGCTATAGTGCGAAGAACAAGTACAGCTTTTGGGTATACCGTAACCGGGAGCTAAAATGTTACCGCTTCGAATTTTACTCATCTGTTTAATGTATGAAAGCGCTCAACAGCCTGCGCCACTTTCAGGAAATGAACTTGTCTTCGAACAACTGGCTTCATTAACAACCACAGACCTCGTCTTTGAAAATCAAATCTAAGGAAACCTATGCTAACTACCGCTTCTCCTAATTATTTCCACAATCTTCAGGCCGGATCTCCAGTTCTAACTGGTTTAGCTGGAAGCCTCATCTCGGTTCTTGACGGCTGTCTTGTTGACGGTTGGGGTTCACAAACCGCCGCCATCACAGTTGCTTCAGGCATTGCGACGGTCACAACCCCTCTGGCACATGTGTTTGACCTGAGCCAGATCGTTCTTGTGGATGGCGCAACGCCTGTCGGTCTGAATGGTCGTAAACGTGTTTTGACTCGTTCAGCAACGACCGTAACCTTCCTTGCCACCGGGGTTGCAGACGGTGCAGCAACGGGTTCGATCACCGTGAAACTTGCACCATCAGGTTGGGCTAAAACATTCACGGGAACCAACAAAGCTGTTTATCGTGCACCTGTTACTTCCGGTGGCACTCGAATGTTTTTGCGAGTTGATGATAGCGTAGGCGTTGATGCTCGGGTTGTTGGCTATGAAGTTATGGGCGACGTTGATACAGGTACTGGCGTGTTCCCCGATGCATCACAAATCTCCGGTGGCGGTTTCTGGCCAAAGAGTAACGCTGCGACTTCGGCAGCTAAATCATGGACAGTAATTGCCGATGATAGGACCGTTTATTTCAATACCGGTACAGCAAATGCAAACAGTCTTGCCGGTAGCATTTGGGGATTTGGGGATTTTTCAAGTTATAAAACTGCTGATGCTTATGGCGCCTTTTTAAATTGTCCCATATCAACTGATGCTGCTGCAACGACCACGAACAACGCATCTTTGGAATATTGCGCAGCTGGAACGGGGTCCAGAAGTTATTTCCCCCGCTCTTTCACCGGAATAGGTGGACCGATTGCTGGGTTTCACTCGCCAGAAACCTATGTAGTCAATGCAAACATCGCATCAGGAGGCGGATATGGTACAGTAACCACTTACCCAAATGGTCCAAACAATGGTTTGATGCTTTCAAGAAAAAATGTCGGCGAAATCAATATTTGTTATCGCGGGACGACAAGAGGAATGTATGTAACGCCACAAAACTGTCATGCATCTTTTACAAGAAACAACATAATTGAAGGATCTGGAGACTTAGCTGGCCGTCAATTGTTGGCCGTAAAATGCGGCGGATCTGCGCAAACAGTATCTGCAGGTGTAGTATTCTTTGATATAACCGGTCCTTGGTAAAATCATGAGCGAAATTATGATCGATCCGCCAAGCACCAGCCTATCTACAGGAAGAACTCTTGCCGGTTACGTTTCCTCCGCATTAACATCAGGGTTCGCAGAACCAGCCCCTTTTAATATTGGCAACTCAAATATAAGCTATGCGCATATTATTGAACTGCCGGTATTACCAGTAAACGGAAGATGGGCAGGACAATACAAAATTACAGGTACGACAAAAAATAAATCGTCACCTAGTAATTTGCCTGTTGGTAGACGGGTTCGCCTACATGATCAGAATAGCGGCGAAGTCGTGCAGGAAACTTGGAGCGATGAGGTAACTGGAGTTTATAGCTTTGACTATATTTCCAATGGCGTTTTTTACATAACCGCATTCGACCATACTGGAAATTACAATGGCGTGATTGCCACTGGTATTACTCCTACTATAGGTGCTCCGTAAATGATCAACTCTTATTATTTTCTAGCCGCAACAACTACTTCAGAAGAATGGTGGTTTAGCCCAACGCCGCCTCAATTTTATTCAGGAAGTGAAACTGGGGATTCTTATTGGGATCCGGGGGATTATTCTGGGTCTAACTTCGCCGTTTACAGGCGCATTGTGACCAGAGATCAAGACGGAGGTTATATTAGTCATGAGGTTTCCAGCAGCGAGACCACGCCGTATTATGAAACTGATGTGGCGTATATTACTATAACGGATCCTGGATTTGGACAATGGGAAGTTTACATTAGCGGACCAGGGGATTTCAAGATATTTTCGAGCGGTATTGGATCAAAGCATATTGAATACTTTTTGTATGTCGTTGGGGGAGAATATCTACAATACACCGTTGAATATATCGATCCGAACGGAGCACCTCCCCAACCTCCCCCAGTTCTCACCCAGGTCTCGGCATCTTCCCAGAACTTTAACGTGACGAATACGCAAAATGCAACTGTCAATACACTCGATATTAGTGTCAGTTTAATAGTTGATCAGAGTATTAAGTTTGGAACATGTAATTTACCTTCGGCTTCAGCAACTGGAGACACTTACATCCGCCTAATTGCGCCAGATGGAACGGAAGTTCAGGCGAATGATGACTATGAAAATCTGGCGAGTTACATCGAATATGCTGTACCTATTTCTGGGGACTATATTATGACAATAGGTGCATATGGAGGGGAATCTGCGGAGGGTACAGTTGCTTGGGAAATTTGGCAATAAAGGGAAAAATGTTTATAAATTCTTACTTCTTTAAGAACGTTCCAATGCAGTGGAATTTTAACGCCAAAATTACTAATCCATATGGGACAAATTTCCAAAATAGATTTGCAACTCATATTGATGTATTTGGCGATACGCTACTAATTGGTAATGCTTTTAATGATACGGGTGCACAAGACACGGGAATGGCGTTCGCATATAAAAATGTTGCTGGAACTTGGACACTGGATCAAGAGATTCCGCCTCCAGTTATTGCTTTTCGTGTAGGCTTTGGAACAACCGTAAATTTGAATTCCAATCAGGCCGCAATCTATTCTTCATCTCAGGGAGGGGATGCAATTAATCGAGCCATTCATATGTTTGACAGGACTTTACCGACATGGGGATTATTACAATCTATTAAGCCCCCAGTAAATTACCCAAACTCGACTTATTTCGCGGAAATGAGCTTACTAGAAAATTCGCTAGTGGTTCTTGGGTCTTTAGATCTTTTTGATGCTTCAGCAACCTGTATTTTTCATTACTCCAGAACTGGTGCGAGCTGGTCATTATCGAACACGATCATGATTTCGGATGAAAGCGGAACAACATTTAACCCGAAATCAATTTCCTCAGATGGCGGCTTTATTGTTGTTGGCGGGCTTAATCATCCGTCTTCATTAGCAAATGGCCAAGTTTATAGTGAAACTCCGGTTGTAAAAATATACAAGTTTGAAAACGGTTCTTGGATTTTGCACCAAACGATTACTTCACCACATCCTTACAATTATCAATGGATGCAAATAATGGTTGCCGTTTCCATGTCAGCTGGGGCTATTTGCGTTGGGTGGCCATTTGGTGTCGAAAACTCTTTAGATAATTCTGGGTCCGCAGCAATTTATAGATTGACGCAAAATTCTTGGGTGCTTGAAGCAAGTATAGAAAATCCGCATCCATCCCCGTGGGCGTGGTTCGGGGAGTTTATGGATTTATCTCCTGACAGATTAATCATTAGTGCCTATGGAGATGACGCTGGAGGCGAGTATCGCGGCGCAGTTTACTGTTATATCAGGGCTGGAACTAATTGGATTCTAAACGACACTATAATCGGGCCTCCAGCCCCCAATTACACTGAGCAGTTTGGTTTGGGGGTTTCTATCAGTGGCGATTATTTTGTAACAATCGACTACCGGGATGGAACCAATACCGAATGGCAAAGCGTGGTTTACGCCTATGATTGGGCAGAGGCTACTTGACGCCACTCGCAAGAACAATTTTACAAATATGTTCAACTCGCTCTATGTGCTCAAATGCGCGCCATGGCGAAGTATCAATCGCGACCACTCCATGGCCCTTAATGCCCACAATATCAAATTTGATGTTACCCTGCGCATCCACCCCAAGATTATCACAGCATTGCGTTCCTAACTCTTCAGAAATGGGAGCGACCTCTCCAACATTAGGCGCAACCTTAGTATACCTGTTGAGCTCGGGGAAGTTTTTACTAATAGTACTTAAATCTATTCCTGCATGCATTGCAGCAATACAGTAAGTAGGGTGAACATGGACGACGACTCTAACATCATTCACATGTTGACCCATTTCTTTCTGCAGCCCCAAGTGGAGCGGAAGTTCTCCACTTGGTTTCAAATTCTTGCTGATATCTGTATACGGCAAATCTTCCCACCCATAGGCAAACTCTAGTTTGCCTGTACCTGACTTAAGGTGTCTTGTGATGCCAATCTTTTTAAATTGATCTGGCTGCAAAGTTTGTTTACGGATTCCACTAGGAGTAATGTAAAAGTGATCTCTATCATGATGGCGAATACTGACATTCCCATCACGCGAAGTAATCCAGTTTCTTTTGTAAGCTTCAAGCATAACATCGCAAATAGTTTCAAGCATTTTATGTTCCTATAGTGTTGAGAATTTTTACGTATTTACATTTTTTGAACCGCGCGAATAAATACTCACATCTAATAACAAATAACGGAGTCTGATATGGACGATTTACCTGCGGAAGTTATAGCCGCAACACAGTTACAGCAGGATTCTATGGTCACTTTATTCGGGTTCACGTTTAATATTTACGCAGCAGTCATCGTGCTGATTTTTAGCGTATTCATGATTGCGGTCTATCGTGCACAGCAAGCAAGACGATTTGATTGGATGGACATGATTACGCGTGACGGAACTAAAGTTTCTGCCACAAAAGTGTTACAATTGATTGGCGGGATTGTTGGCACGTTCATTGTGATCAAGTTAACATTGCAGGGTCAACTGACTTGGGATATTTTCGCAATCTATCTTTCCTATGTTGCATCGATTGACGGGTTCTCAAAGCTTATAATGGCAAAGTATGGTGCACATGCTTCAGATGATTCTGCAGTTGGTTCTCGACCTTGGGTTGAAGGTCAGCATGAATATGACGCCTATGAACGGAATAAATACGTTGGAAGCGAAGGCTATTCCGATATCCCCGCTAGTTCACAGAAGCCCAAGGAATAAAATGATACTTAAGGAATTGTATTCATATAGAATTACAAAAATAAACGAACATCTCCAATTCACGTTCGTGGATGCGACAAACAAAAAAGATGTGGCCGGCGCATTGGATTTAGGAACCGAAACATTTGCACCGCACGTTAATAATGATAGGGATTATGCAAGGGAAATCCTCTCAGTATTTGATCCCCGCATATCAAAAATTGTCAAAGATGGGGATAAAGTTGTTGGGGCGTATTTCCTGTCAAGACAGGATATGCCGCAAGATGCAGCAACGGATCTTGACTTATACGCCAAAGATATTCAAGGAAAACGCGGCATTGAGGGGATAGGGCTGTTTGTGCACCCAGATTATAAAAATTCTGGAATTGGTAGAAAACTGAAAGATTATTCGGTTACGATTGCTGGTGCAGATTACATTTGGGGCTATCAATTAAAATCGCTAAAAAACATAGATGATTGGACAAAACGCAGGAAAATAATTGGCGACCAACCAGGCATCTATGTTACATACCAAAACCTAAAATAGGAAAATAGCAAATGAAATTACAAGATCTTTATCATACGGAAGGAACGTATGTCGGGTTGTACGTTCTCCCGGAAACCGAGAAGAAACTGCTTGCATATGCAAAAGATGTTGGCATCGAAGAGTGCCCATCCACTTTGCATACTACAGTCATCTATAGTCGTAAGAAACACGACATCATAGCCGAACCCGATACAGTGTTCGAGGCCGAGTTTAAAGACTTCACCATCTTCCCTAACGAAGACGGCACAAAAACTTTAGTTGCACTACTTCACTGCCCGCTACTTGTCGCACGCCATTTGCAGCTCATGGCAAAACATTCTGCGACTTACGACTACCCGGTTTACCATCCGCATGTTTCTCTGTGTTATAATTTCACTGGAGATGAGATTAACTTGCCTCCCATAACATTCCCGATCCTTCTGGGCCAGGAATACACTGAACCGCTTGATCTAGACTGGAAGTAAAATGCTAGTAAGCCATGAGGTTTTTGAAGAGATGTCAAAAATTCTGCATCAATACTGAATATTTTGAAATATGACACCTGAACAAATTTTAGTAGTTTTAGTTTTACTATTTTCAAAACATTTTATTGTGGATTTCCCATTGCAGGCATTCCCGTACCAGTACAAAAACAAGGGGACCTACGGGCATCCTGGCGGGTTGATTCATTCTGGTTTACATGCTTGGGGAACTTATCTTGTTTTAATTTGGTTTGCTAATTTGCCAATGGCGATTATGTTGGGGCTTTTAGATGGATTTATTCATTACCATATTGATTGGGCAAAAATGAATCTCAATAAAAAGCTCGGATATGAACCTACAACCCACGAACAGTTCTGGGTCCTATTAGGCTTTGATCAGTTTCTACATTCCCTAACTTACGTTTTAATTATTTTCATCCTACTATGAACAAAGAAGATAAACTTGGTGATCGTTTGAAATCTGATGAACAGGCAGAAGCCGGTAGAAAATGTGATGCCACGCTTCCGTTGATGTGTCGCCTTGATGGCAAAGCGTTTCACACATTTACCAAAGGCTTGAAGCGACCATATGATTTGCGCCTTAGCCGACTTATGATTGATACGACCAAATATTTGGTTGAAAAGACAAATGCTGAACTTGGATATACACAGTCAGATGAAATCAGTTTGTATTGGTTTAACGACCAAACTGAAACTCGCCAATACTGGTACGATGGAAAGTACCAAAAGCTTTGTTCTGTGATGGCTGGAATGGCGAGCGCATATTTTGCAAAGGAATTGGGTAAACGCATTCCGGAAAAAGCTGATGCTATTCCCGTTTTTGATGCGCGCGTTTGGAATGTCGTGCCAAAAGATGTATATCTAAACTTCCTGTGGCGACAGAATGACGCTATTAAGAACAGCATTTCTATGGCAGCGCAAGCGCACTTTTCAAGTAAGCAGCTTCACGGTGTTTGCAGCGAAGAGAAAAAACGCATGCTTCAGGAAATTGGGAAACCATGGCATTTAGAACCGTTACATTTTAAATCTGGCACGTTTGTAAAACGGCAACATGTTATTTCGAGACTTTCTCGGGAACAACTTTCTAAAATACCAGAGAAGCATCGGCCGGATCATGCACCGATTATTAAGCGTTCAGTAATTTCAGAACTTGATATTGGGTATCTTCCAGATTGTTCGGCTTTGCGACTCACTTCGATGTTTCCTATACCCTTTCTATCAATTTGAAATTATTTGGCGCTTGCAAAAGTGAATGTGGTAGCAGCTAAAGCTTCTGCAAGTGCATTTTTAAAGCCGGTCGCGTTTTGTGTTTCTTTGGCAAGTTTGATTTTGCTTATTAAGAATTGTGCGCTAACATTGCATTCGTATTCATAAAGTGTTACGCCTGATAATTTTTTAGAAACGCGGTCGGCAATCCAGAAATAAATTGATTTCTTAGACTTGTATTCTTCTAATGTTGGCGAATGTTTGGTTTCCGCGGAGAAAAAGAATGCGTCGTATTCTTCCATCTTTTTTAATAGAGCATTTAAAACTATTCCGTAAACTTTAACGGGCACATCTAAGTCTTGCCGTGCAGTAGTATGCGCTGCGTCAGAATCATCAACATCATAGCGAAAAAACGAAATTTCTGCGACCCTTGAACGCTTTAATTCTGGGAACTGATTTAGATTTTTTCTATCAATCTGAATAACATATTTTTCACCGCACACAAATGATGCTAGTTCAAATCTACCGTTTTGCTGCCAAACTATATCCGCAGACGTATCAAAGATTTCTTGTATTTTCAAGATTTAGGACGTAATACCGTAGGTTTCAAATTCAATGCTTTTATGGCTTCAGCCCTTGGGTTTTTAAAATTTGTTTTATCCTGAGTTTCTTCCGATAGCTTAATTTTTGTAATTAAAAACTCCGCTGAATTTTCAGTTAAGCGTTCATAATAAAAAATGTTGTGCATTCGTTTAGTTATTCTATCAGCGATTGCAGAATAAATATCCCTTTTTGATGAAAACTCTTCAGCCGTTCTACAATGCTTTGTTTCAGCAGTAAAAATAAACGCATCATATTCGTCAATTTTTTCAGAAACCGCATTTAAAACTACACCGTAAATTCGGACCGGAACGTCAATTGCTTGCTTAGTCGTCGTGAACGAAGCGTTTTCCCCTTCAATTCCGGTCCGGTAAAATGAAGCTTCAGCCAGTTTCGCACCATTTAATTCCGTTAGTTTGGGTATTTTCTTTTTCTCGATCTGGATTACATAAGTTTCACCATAAACAAATGATGCTAGTTCAAATCTACCATTTTGCTGCCATTCGACATCTACGTTAGTATCAAAAATTTCCTGTATTTTCATAATCTCACTCCTATAAAATTTTATTTATAATTTAATTAAGGCCTGCTTTTAATGAAAAGAATTGCTGTTAAGCCCCGAAATGATTGGGCAAATAAGCTTCTGAAGTAAGCAACGTTGCATCTTCAAGGAGTTCTGCAGTAGCAGGCTCCCGTGGCGGCATGGCATCAGGTTCTAGAGCGGTATCATCCGTCTGGCAAAAATTGCCACCACTAAGCAAAATTGTGGTATAATTCGCTCACCACAACTTTTAGGATCTTCCGATGAAATCTATTTTTAAAACTTCTATTATTGCTACCTCTGTCATGATCCTTGCTGCCTGTGGCCAGCGAGTCGAAGTTCCTCCTGCTCACGTGGGTAAGATCATGACCAAGGATGGCTACCAGGAAAATACAATCCCGACTAGTAAATTTCGCCTGCCATTCTGTATTTGGTACTGTGACAAGCTGGTCTTGATGGATGCTTCTGATAAGGCTAAGCAAGAGTCTTTGACTATCTTCATCCCAGAAGATAAGTTGAATTTGGACGTTGTCATGCAGGTGACGCTGTCTATTGACCCGCGTAAAGCAGAATCGTTGTTTTCTACTATCCCGCCAACGCAATCTGACGGTGAAGTCGGTTTGATTCCTTGGGACTTCATTTATAGCACCTATGCCAAGCAAATCGTCTTGACCGAGACTCGTGAATACTTGTCAAAGTACAGCATTGCAGAAATCGCAGGTAGCCTTGAAAAGGTAAACGGCGACTTGCGTGAAGCTCTGTCCAAACGTATTCAAGAACGAACCCCTTTCACAGTGCGCTACGCTGGTATCACTTCGATCAAGTACCCCGAAATTATCACTGAGGCACAAGAAAATGCTGCTGAGCGTCGTGAACGTATTCAACAAGAAGAAGCTCAATTGCAAATTTCGAAAGTGACATTGGAACGCGAACTTCAAGAAACCCGTCTACGTCGACAAATTGAACTGGAGAAAGCTCAAATTGAAGCTAAGAGTCAGGAAATTCAGCGGGCCGTGGTTGATGACAAAGTTTTGAAACTTCGCCAACTGGAAAATGAGCGTGCATGGATTGAAAAATGGGATGGCGCTCTGCCACAAACTGTTATGGGTGGTGATAAGGCGGCCAATGTGTTGATGACTATGCCGACTGCGAATTCAAAATAATGGTATTATTTTTTAACTTCCTGCCGATTATTGTGCTGATTTTGTTTATAATCAGTGCATACGTTCTGCATAGTAAAAAGAAGTTGACCATCGGGAAAAGCATGTTTCTTTTAGTTACCTGTTTTACAACGCTTATTTTGCTGAACGCTATCACCCCGAGTTACTTGCCGAAAGGCAAGTCGCAAGGTCTTAGTAACCCAGTTTTTGAGAAATCTACTGCAGAAATCACTGATCGAAATCGTAAGCCTGAAATGACAGAAACTGAACGAAAAAGCGAATTTAGCGAAAAGTTCAATGCTGTTGAACAAGCTACCAAAAAACCTTAAGTTCGTAGAACACAATCTTTTCAATAGGACCAAAAATATGTTGATGACTTCTAACATTCTCCGTCGTTTTGTAATTTCTCGTGAATTTTTCGATCCGACGAATTCCGCTCACATTGAATCTGCTGCAAAGTTTCTGGAAACCGGGCAATGGGGTCAAGTGCAGTTTTTTGTTGAGCAGCCTTATACCAATGTTCAGGATACAGTACTGCGAAAGCTTTCAGCTCACGCAGTTCAAATGATTACCAAAGCGGCAAATTGAAAACAGTTCTTGAAGACAGGATCCTATTTTATGATGGGACCTGTCAAGTTTCGTCTGATAAAATTGTCGATCTGCTCATTCAGGGAGTTCCAATTGAAAAAATTGCAGCCTTTGAATGTGACGATGACGTTCTTGAGTACAATCGACTTGCTGATGTTTCGATAAAATGCGGAGAAGTAGATATTGACTTTTCTCCAGATTTTAGTTGGAAGATTCCAAGTCGATTTTTCAATTTGGAAATTTCAACAACGCTTCACAATCTGCTTTCAGAAAAGTTTGAATATGTTGCAAATTTCCAAAAATATCAGGAGCGCCTCGAAATAGAACTTCAGGAGATCAAAGCGCGCAATCTTGACAGCCTGGTCAAAACGCTAATGTATGTTATTGATTACTTTAAATCTAATGGGGTAGTGTATGGAGTTGGCCGGGGATCTTCATGCGCTTCCCTAATAATGTTCTTAATTGGCGTTCACTGTATTGACCCAGTGAAATACGACATCTCGCATCTTGAGTTTTTTCACGATTAAATTAGTGATAAATAGATCTTTATACCTTAGGAGGAAATTAAAATGTCATCAAAAACACGAAGCGCACGAGGCACAATGGTGGACTTTGATATGCTTGCAATTAAACAGCAGCTCATGTCGACACCAACGCCTGTTAGCGTAAACGATCGTCGGAAATTCATCGATGAAAAAGACGGGGCCAAATCAAAAACTACTGTGCTTCCAGCAGCACTATCTATGGCTTCAGAATCAGCTAAAACATCAGCTAAAGCAAAAAAATGACTTCAAAACTTAAACCTCTAGGACGCTCCTTTCTATTCTCTTTTGTAAATGAGACTGTAGGTGGACGGTTTATTGAGAAAAATCGTAGTACAATCATTCTAACCAATCAAGATGTTTCGCAACAAGGCAATTCTGCCCGATGGGGGAAAGTAATCGCTGTAGGAGATAAAGTGGAAGATTTCTCCGAAGGCGATCTGGTCCTCATTGAATCCCTACAGTGGACAGTGGAACATAAATTTGAAGATAAAGGTTATTGGAAATCTGATGATTCAAAAGTTATTGCAATCGGTTTAGATGAGTCAGTAACATACGCTTTTTAAACGATGATAGAAAGAGGGTGCGCCGATGCTGTTTATTGCATTTGTAATGTTGTCTGCATTTTTACTTGAGGGGTTAGGAACTTGGATTAGCGTACTCGGCCTTAGCGCACTCTTTGCCGGAAGCCCGATTGTAATTGCGATGGCAGTTTCTCTGGATATTGCCAAAGTCGCTAGTGTAACGTTCTTGTACAAAAACTGGAAAGAAATCAGTTTGAAAATGAAGTTTTACATGTCATTTGCTACATTGGTCCTGATGATCATTACTTCGGCTGGAGTTTTTGGATTCCTCTCTGGGGAATTCCAAAAAGCTATCTCTGGAAACAACCAGCAAACGGTCCTAATTGATGCCCTAACCGAGGAGAAGGATCGCCTACAGAAACGCAAAGAGGAAATCGATGCGCAAATTGCGAATCTTCCTGCAAATTCTGTGACGAGCAGAGTCCGCCTAACCAACCAATTTAAGGTTGAATCTACTTCTATCAATAAGCGCTTGGTAGCCATAGATAAAGAGCTGCCAGAACTCAAGGTAAATGCGATCAGTCAAAACACAAAAATTGGCCCAATCATGTATGTCGCTAGCGTATTTAATACTACGCCAGAACAAGCAGTAAAATGGGTCATTCTGTTCATCATTTTCGTGTTTGACCCGTTAGCAGTTGCTCTACTTGTGGCTGGAAACTTTCTTATTGCTCGTAGGAAGAGTGAACTTGAACCTGCTGTCCAGGAACTTCCTGTTTTCCAAGCCCCTGTTAAACCACCAGTTAAAAAAGTCGAGCCAACAATTGTGCCATGGAAGTACAATATAAAAGTTGAACCACAAGTTGAAAAGGAGCCTGTTGAAGAACCTCAAAAACCGTCTGTAGTTCCGCCTGCAGAAAATGAACCTGCTGAAGCTAAGACCGAACAACCTGAAATAATTACTATGCGCTCACTAAAATCGCAAGTTTTTAAATCATCGTTGGACGATGCCGATCAAGCTGCTGGACAAATCGTTTACCCAGATGCACCGATTCCCCGGCAACAGGTATTGCCTTTTAAGACCTCCATGGAAGAAATCAATGTCAGTAATGCTGATATAGAGTTTACTAATGACACTTATTCAACAGTTGCAAAAGTTTACCGACGAGAATAATTTTTAAATTACTTTTAGAGCAAACATATTTTATGAAAACTTCTATTTGGGTAGAACGCTACCGTCCAAAGTCTATTAAAGACGTCATTTTTCAAGATGAACGCCAGCGCGAAAAGTTTAAAAGCTTTATTGCTGCAGGAGATATTCCTCACTTGTTTTTAAGCGGAGTCCAAGGAACCGGAAAAACTTCTACGTCCCTGTCCCTTATCAAAGACCTGAACGTTGCTTCATCAGATGTTTTAAAAATTAACTGTTCTGATGAAAAGATTGAAGCGCTTCGCAATCGAGTTACTTCGTTTGCAATGTCGATGCCTCTTGGTGATTTTAAAGTTGTACGTCTTGAAGAGGTTGATTACCTTTCACTTGAATCAATGGCATTGCTCCGCGCATTGATTGAAGAGACTTCTAGAACATGTCGGTATATTGCAACATGCAATTATGCGAATAGAGTTATTCCGGCCCTGAAATCGCGATTCCAAGAATTTTATTTTAAGGCCCCAGACAAAGAAAAGGTTGCGGTTCATGTTGCTGAAATTCTTGAAAAAGAACAGGTAGAGTATGATGCGGAAACATTACTAACTTATGTAGATGTTGGTTACCCAGATATTCGCAAGATCATCCAGTTGCTACAGGGCAATGTTCAGAACGGAAAGCTTCTCAACCCGCAGCAAATGTCTTCGGACTCTGCAGATTGGAAGTTTGGGCTGCTGGATGCAATTTCCGCGGGGGATTTTAAACGAGCCCGTAAACTTGTCTGCGAATCAGCAACACGTGAAGAGCACGAAGATGTTTATACGTTCCTGTATACGAATATCGAGCGAATGAAAATTTCTGATAAGGAAGCGGCAATTGTTACTATTGCCGAATATTTGAAATCGCACGCATTGGTTTCAGACACTGAAATAAATTTGGCAGCATGCTTCATTTCTTTGGGGAAACTATGATTCTGGGGATTTTCATTTGCGATTCAACGAAGCGGGACGAAGTTTTTACGGATATAGATGCATTTACATGTGAATGGACTATGCGAGCTGCCAGAAATGAGTGTGAATGGGTATGCGCAAGTTGCAGTGTCACTTTCCCTGATGGGATGCCAGACAAATGCGAATGGGATCAACAGCGGTGCACTGACATAATTACTGACAACAAAAAGCAAGCATATGAAGAGAAAGGTTTAAAATGACCCCAGAAGAACGTCGAGCTATTATTAATGCGAATCAACCCACAGTCAGCCTCGCGCATAGCGCGCAAACTTATTTTAATTGGGAGTGGACAGGTTGCGGATTTGGTCAACTAGAAGTTTTTCTGTCAAAAGACGGAACCCTTGTTGTTGAGAATGAATGCATGGGCCGTGATAGAGTTCGCAAGATTTTGCATGCTTGGGCTGATTACATTGCGGACCGTGCCATGCTGAGCGACAACCCTGAAGATACTCCACCTATCGATATCGAGGCAGAGCGAGAAGCTCTTCGTTTCGCTGAAGAAGAATATATGAAAAAACATGGCCGCCTATAAACTTGACATTTTTGGGCTGTTGTCCAACATTGACAGCCCCCGAAGCGGAGACATTTACAGCAAACTGACTGAAGACGAACGAAAAGGTTTTGCCCCTTTAGTCGTCATGCGTTGGATGACGGGAACTTCAGATGAGCGGCAGATTATGATGCTTAATGAATTTGTTAATCCGAGCGTTTTCACTTTAAGTGATCACCCGCATCTTCTTATGCAATTGTTGCAAGTTGCATCTTCTAAGAAGCCCAAGCGATATGCTTGGCTAGGCGTAAAGTCTAACAAAAAATCTGTCGAGTGCGTAGAAGTTATTAAACAGTATTTTGGTATCTCTGAACGGGAAGCTAAAACTTACTCTCTTCCGCCTCAAGAAGAAATCTTGCAAATGGCAGAAGAACTTGGCTGGGACAAAGATCGAATTGCAAAGCTCAAAAAGGAATTCAAAAGTGAGTGAATATACTCCTGATGGCTGGGTTGTAGTAGAGATCAAAGATGCTAATAAAACAGTGTTTAGGATCTTAGCATCCTGGTATGGGGGTTTTGCGGGCGTAGATTCGTGGAAACTTGGTTCTTCTATTGAGCATGTTGTTAAGCATGAAGATTTTTTCGAATTCAAAAATTCAAGTGGTAGCACTTATTTCTGCCAAAACGCTTCACATAGGATGACTATGTTAGCACGTTCAATTTATAATACGCTTTGTGCTGATGCTGCAAAATTTAATGGCAGCATTCGTATTTTGGAAATTAGTGAAATTGAAACATTGAATGGCAAACTTCGCTAAAAATCACCTGCCATATTGCAAAACCTGCACGCAAACAGCCTTCGCAAATGTCTGCGTTTAGTTGGCCTGGAGATTAGGGCAAAAACAAATAAGGAATAGCATGCCAATACGATTTTCTAGATATGGTTTACGGGTTTCAAATCGCAAAAAGCGTAAAGCGACGTACATATTTGCGAAGCGGCTAATGGTTCGATATCCAGAATGTGCCTATAATGGAGATTTTTATTGCGATCGGTTTTACGATCCCGGGCATAACTGGCAATTGGTAGACTTTCATTTTTTCCATTCCCAAAAGAAGCTATATTTTGCTGTAGCCATGTCTACGGTGAATTATGAAGCCTACGCCCTGATTGAAGACAAAGCAATTGAGCTTGCAGACTTCCCAAGTTTCATTAAAGACAAAAAAGATGGTACAATTATGGCAGTACTGCCATTTAATGAAGCTTACAGAGAGGCCAGAAAACGAAAGAAGAAAATACAAGCCGAACTTTCAGCTCTGCCAGTAAAAGTGCAGCCAAAAATTGTTGTCAAAGACTATGGTTTGCCCGTAGTTGGTCTCCATGTAACTGTAAATACGCCACATATAGATGAACATGTCATTAGAAATTTTATCAGATTCTTCCGTGGATTCGGAGAACCTACTAAACCGGGATGGAAATGGAAAGGTGAAACAGTCACAGCAAAACCCACCAAGGGTCCCTAAAATTCTTAATGCTGAAGAGATTGCAGCACGTAGGATTCCTTTAGAAGATGCGGAAATAAATTTGGGCAAAATTGGCAACTGGTATTGTCACTATTGCACAAAAAGGTTTGCCACTGAAACTACCTTCATGAAGCATTTTTGCGAACCGCGTAGACGTGCTCAAGAGTTGCTAAGTCCTGTTGGACAAACTGCTTATGGGTTCTATCGTGAATGGATGCGGCAGAAGAAATTTAGTCAGCCTTCTTCTGCCGCATTCTTGGAGTCCAAATATTACCGCGCATTCATTAATTTCTCTGAACTTGTAGTAAAAGCAAATATTTCCAACCCGAACAAATTTATTTCGTTGATGGTCGAAGGCAATATTTTGCCAATTCTTTGGTGCCGCGATTCTGCTTATGCACTGTACTTAGATTGGTCAGACAAAATTTCAGATCCGCTAGATCAAGTTCAAGATTCGATTTCTTATTTGATTGATACTGCAGGTAAGGAGAAGGTTGATTTACGAGAGATTTTTACCCATCTCGGGCCGAATACCGTTTTGTCTTTAATTAGACAACGTAGGTTGACTCCTTGGTTGCTATTCTGTTCTACAAGCTTTGGTGCTTTTTTAAAGACTCTGGACATGTCACAGCTTAAAGCTTTCAATCAGGTAGTAAATTCTGCTTATTGGGCAGAACGTTTTAAAACTGAGAAAGCAGCCATTGACAATATTAAGCATATTGCAAAAGAGATGGGGCTCTAATGGATGTCGATATTGATATAGTAAACACGTTTAACCCAAGTAAGGCTTTCGGATGGACTAAAGCAAGCATGGTTAAGAATGGGAAACTCGGTCCACATCCTTGTGGAGTATACCCCCAACCTGTTCCGGTTGATCATCTCACGAAGCTCTGTGCTATTCCATATGAAGAAGCCGAACAGGTCGGTTTTATGAAAATCGACTTTTTACATCTTAATGTATACTCGCATTTCAAATCGCGACAGGAAATCGAGGAGCTCTTATGCCTTGAACCGGATTGGTCAATTCTTTTAGACCCTGAACATCAGCCCAAATTGTTTCAATTAGCAAATCATTCATCTGTACTAGATGCTATAAAGCCCAAAAGTATTGTACAATTAGCAGACGTTTTAGCGCTTATTAGACCAGGAAAAAAGAAACTGTTAACGCTCTATCAAGCACATCCTATAGCAACAAGAACACTGTTGTATGCCAAAGATGAAAACGGTTATACTTTTAAAAAGGCCCACAGTATTGCATACGCTCACGTTATCGTCCTTCAACTATTTTTAATTCAAGCCGGAGTTTTATGAAACAACTTTCCCAAAAAACCATCGATCTGCTAGACATTCTTCAAGAAGAGTGTGCTGAAGTAATTCAAGCTATCTCGAAAATTAAGCGATTCGGGGTTGACAGCTATCACCCAGAAGATCCGTTTCGAACATCCAATATTCAACACCTAGTCATAGAACTTGGTGATGTGGTTGGCATGACTGACATGATTATGAACACTGAGCTATCACAGATGAATTTGAACTGGGATACTATTACCGAAGCTGCAAATAGCAAAAAGGCAAAAATTAAGAAGTTCATGCGAGACTGAAGGGCGTAATTTTTTTAGTCGAAGGAATTAAAATGGATGTTTATAAAGTCGGAGGCGCCGTTCGCGATCAACTCATGGGGCGCGAGCCGAAGGATGTTGATTGGGTCGTAGTCGGGTCTTCGACTGAAGAAATGATTCGACTCGGCTTTAAGCAAGTTGGGGCATCATTTCCAGTGTTCCTCCATCCCGAAACAGGGGATGAATGGGCTTTGGCTAGAACTGAGCAAAAGGCTGGTGTTGGTCATACAGGATTTTCTGTAGAGACTGAAAACGTCACAATCGAATCAGACCTTAAGCGTCGGGATTTTACAACCAACTCGATAGCTTTCAACCCCGTAAACGGGGAATACATTGATCCATATGGCGGCGTGAAAGACATCAAAGCAAAAATTCTTCGCCATACATCTTTAGCATTTTCTGAAGATCCTTTGCGCGTTGTTCGACTTGCTAGATTTTATGCTCGCTATTCTGAATTTTCTGTTGCTGATGAAACCATGGAATTGTCAAAGCAGATTGTTAAATCTGGTGAAATGGATACCATTTCAAAAGAGCGATTTGTAAAAGAGTTTGAGAAAGTCATCCTTGACGATGGTTCAGACTTTGGCCGATTCGTTGATCTTCTTTACAAACTTGGCGTATTTCAGAACGTGCGTTTTTTCAAAGATGTTTTTGGGGATATAAGTAGTTCACATCTTCTTGAAATGAAAAAACATTTTGAAGCTGCACGTAAGTGTAACTTGGAAACGAGTGAGATTTTAGTTGCGACTTTTTCTTCAGTTATGGCGCCAAATGCAGCAAAGGTTTTTGGAAATGATGTTAACGGTGCTTTAAATGCTTTGCAAATTTTTACTTCTGCTGACTATTCAGCAGAAGGTGTTGTTTATGCTCTAGTAAAGACTCGTTCTACGAATGCTATTAGCACGCACGCAAACTGTGCCCTAAATGTTTTGGCGGCACTTTGGCCGATACAACAAAATAACTTGCTTTTTTCAGCACATGATTGGAGAAAATTCGCTTCAATCACGTCAAATCTTGATATAATCAACCTCGTAGCAAATTTTGCTGGTAAAGAACTTGGACGCCAAATTAGTTTGGCAATGATTACTGCCATTCGACAGGAGATGAATAATGAAAGCTGAAAAAGAAACGACACTGTTTACGGTACCTAGTGGCTCTCGTCTTTATGGAACTTTCGGACCAGAATCTGACTATGACTATAAGGCCGTAGTTCTTCCAAAGCTTGATGATCTGCTGCTTAATAAGAAGGTAACTAATCGCAAGGAAAAGCCCGAAGGGCGTTCACAGAGCGATAAAGTGCAGGCTGGGGAATCAGAAACCGAATACTTGCCGCTTCAGGTATTTTTTGATGATTTCTTTAACGGGCAAACTTACGCATTGGAAGTTGCATTTGCCGTTCTTAATGGCGAATCAGAACGTGTTAAGCCTTCAGAAGTTCAAATGATGAGGGAGATGGTTGATCATTATATGACCAATTCTGTGAAGAAGATGGTCGGTTATGCTATCTCGCAGTCGAAAGCTTACGGCCTTAAAAATGATCGATACACTTCATTGAAGAAGGTTGTCGATACGATCAAAGATTACTTTGGTTCAGAGACTGAAGTAATGCGTAAAGCCCGGCTTGATTCTCCTGAGTCCTCTGAGCTGATTGACAAAATCCTCAAGTTTCCAAACGTCACACGTATAGAAATTCTCAATGCTAAAGGAGGAATTGAAACCGCTCCTGGCATTCAAGTTATTTCTCCAAAGTTTTTGATGTCTAATACTTGGTGGCAAGTTTACAGTTCACTGTTGAATACGCTAGATTCATACGGGGAACGCGTTAAAAGCTTTGAGGGCCAGCATGCAGATTGGAAAGCGTTGAGCCATGCAATTCGCATTGTTGAACAGATTGTTGAGATTTCAAGAACCGGAGCGCTAATATTCCCACGACCTAATTCTGATTATCTGCGCTCTGTAAAAGAGGGAAAAGAAACAATTGAAGGGGCTTTGGCCTATCTTGATGCCCGTTTCGAAGAAGTAGATGAAGCTGTTGCTAAATCAGTTTTGAAGGAAAAGACTCAAGAATTGACTGACCAATTTAATATGTTTAAGTTGTCACACCTAAAGCGTCTTTACAATCTCACCGCTTTTTAAGTCGAACTGGCGTTCCTTCGACTACAGGAATTGCTTTTCTTCGTTTTATTTTCGATTCCGTATTAGCATGATTAAAAGTAGTGCCAATTATACGTGAAACATAGTTAGCATCAAAGGTCTTATAGATTGGCGAAAGCACGTCTGTAAGGCCTTTTGCTGCGAGCTCTACAGATAGCGGGTGATCATCAGAGGCTCCATAAAACCAAAGATTTGCTACGCTTAGAAATTGTTGAATTGGTATATTTTCAGCTTCGGCATAATCTAGCACGTATGCCGTAATTTCATCAGATGAAATCCTATCAATAACGCAGAGATAATGTTCCCTTTTATATTCCAAGAGGGACACGTAAGATGCTTCCCCCGTATCTTCAACGCACAAGGTCGGTGCTTGATTTTTAGCCATAAATTCCTTTTATTTTTGCAAAATATTATTTATGTCTTCTTTCAAAGCGTTTATTTTTGCGGTATAATCGATTATGCAACCAAAAATAAGGAATTAAAATGAGTAATTTTATAGAAGTTATTAAAGCGTGTGAAACTGCTTCTGGTTCAGGAACCAAAAAAGTGATTAAGGAAGCACTCGAAAAAGCTGACGAAATTGCAAAACAATTGATTTGTGCAGCTTTGGATCCCTATCAGGTATTCGGCGTTAAGAAGTTTGAGATGCCTTCAATTGCACAAGATGTCAAGATGTCTGATGTAAATTATTCAGACTTTTTTGAAGTGCTTAATAAGCTTGCAACGCGTCAAATTACTGGAGATGCGGCTCGAGCAGCAGTCACGCAATCTATTTCAAAATTTCCCGAACATGCGCAAGAATATATTGCGCGAATTTTTGACAAGGATTTGAAAGCAGGATTTTCTGCAGATACCGCTAATTCTGCATGGAAGCAGGAAATTATTCCAGTATTCGAAATTATGCTTGCAGACAAGTGTGATAGCCCAGAAGAGTTCCTTGAGAAGGTAACGTACCCCGCCCATGGAGATTGGAAAATGGACGGTAACAGGTCCATCGCATTTGTTCGCCTCAATCAGCCTGTAGAATACCGTGCTCGTAGCGGAAAAATTTCTGAACACCTTGAAGGCATCTTTGATGAAGACATGAAGAAGATGCGTGATAATGTCGGTTATGACTTTGTCCTTGACGGCGAAGCATTTGCTTCAGACTTCACTGAAACCATGAATTCCAAAAAAGCAGGTAATGATGTTGCAAAAGGCAATTTGCGATTCCATGCTTTTTTCTTGATGCCTTTGAATGATTGGCTGGCCCAATCTACAAAGATTACCATGCGTCAAAATCGAATAGCTCTTTCAAAAATTATTGACGAAGCAGGTTGCAAAAAGATTCTTATCACCAATGGGCGGGAAGTCAAAAGTTATGCAGATATGGTCGCGTACTGCAACGAAGTCATTGATGTTCATGGTCAAGAGGGTTTAATCCTAAAGAACTGGGATGCTGTTTATCAGTGGGACCGATCTATGGATTGGTGCAAAATTAAGCGCTTTTATGATGTTGACGCGCGTATCGTTGCTTGGTATCAAGGCAAGCCTAAGTCGCGTCTCCAGGGCACTTGTGGTGGCATCACAGTCGAAGGTCGAGACGAGCATGGTCGTGAATTCCGCTGTAATGTCGGATCAGGTTTCAGCGATGAAGTTCGCGCTGATATCGCTGAGAATTTCGATTCAAAATATAAGCATCAAACTGCGGTGATTACCTATCAAGAAATGTCTAAGGCGAAAGACGCAAAGTTTTTCTCTCTGCGATTCCCAGTGTATAATCATGTTCGTGATGATAAATTTGTTGAACCAATTGGAGAATAAAATGACAGATGAAATGGCTTTTACACTTTCTACAGTCTTTGGTATTTTTACTGCTGGATGGTGGGCAATGCAAATTGCAGAATATGATCCCGAAGTAAAGCCTGAATATCTTGCACAAATTGGCGTAGCCTGGCTAGTTGGTTTTGCAGTTGCACTTTCAGCAATGAAGATTGTTGCGTCATGACCCAAGAAACTTATCTCTTTGCCCAGGATACAATGACGCATCCGCAAATGCTTAAGACGCTAAAACGTCTTAAGCGCCATTCAAAGCTCGGCTTCTTTGTTGATGCCGAGCAAGTTGGAAACGGTGTAATGTGGCATGTAAAATTATTTGGGCCTAAAATCTATTGGAAACGAAAAATTACATGGGAAGCTCATAATGCAAAGTAGGCGTGGATCAATTGTTGAGACATTAACCAATGTCATTGTCGGGCTAGTAGTTTCATTCATTGCGAATTTGGTTATTTTCCCATTACTGGGATGGGAAATTTCTACAAGCCAAAACATTCTGCTGGTTATTTTTTACACTGTAGTTTCAATAATCCGTTCTTATGCGTTGCGAAGAATTTTTAATAGGTATAAAACGCTATGACTTTATTGATTCGCGAACTAAGTGATATTCACCTAGAGTTCATTAAAGATCCTGAAGAGATTCGACGCGAGGCTGCAAGGATAATTCCTGCGCTTCCTACAGATCATGAAACGGTCCTTATTATTGCTGGTGATATTGGGACGGCTAGACGTGCAAACTTATTGGCCGGATTTGTAGATAGCCTTTGTTCACGTTTTAAACATGTCATTTATGTCTTGGGAAATCACGAACATTATGGCTTTGACATTTCGTTAACAGAAGGCATTTTAAAACTTAATTTGCCAAACAGCAATTTGACCATTGCAGGAAACACAGTAAAAACTGTGGTCATTGACGAAGTAACTTTTCATGCTGCCACTATGTGGACCGACTACAAAAAGTCCCCAGAAGAAATGAAGTCCGCAGCGGCTTTTCAGATGAATGATCATGCTTATATTTTTGATGGAAGTGGAGCTTTTACTCCGGACACAGCACAAAAAATGCACGCAAGTTGTAAGCGAAAATTGTCAACATTAATGAAGGGCAAAGACAATTCAAAGACCGTAATTGTCACTCATCACCTACCTACCTACAAAGCAGTCCATGCAAAATATGGTGATAGTCCATTAAATGGGGCATTCGCAAGCGACTTAGATGCTTTCATTTTAAAGCATCAGCCAGCTTATTGGTTTTTCGGTCATACACATGATGCTTATAATGGGACAATAGGGCGCACTCAACTAGTGTGTAACCCTGTCGGGTACCCTAATGAAAAATTTAAAAATAACGGCTTCCATCCATCAAACGTTTTCACAATTTAAAAAGAGGAATAAGATGCAAAATTTGTCCAATGTTACGCTTTACGTTGTTCGTACCTCAGCAGGTCGTTACTTTTCAGGGTATAATAAGACTGCATTCGCTGCTGAGTTTGTTGATGAACCTTTAAGTGCGAAGAAGTTTACAAATAAGCATGACATTAAGTTGCGACCTGATGAAATGCTTGTTGAAATTTCAGTGGACCTAATGAAATGCCCAGAAGTTTCAATTTCTTCACCATTTCGACCTCAGCGAAAAATTAAACCCTGAACATTTAGGACCCAACGATGTTTAACTTGACGATGATTTGGTTTATGCTAATTCCGCTGGCTTTGGCCGGTGGTTCTGCAATTTACTTTAAAAACCACGGATGGAAATATAGCGCAATTTCAGCATTGTCAATTCTAGTGATTGGGTCTCTTATTACTATTGCTTCGTTTCTTATTTCATCTGGTGTCCAAACCAGTGATACTGAAATTTGGAATGGCAAAGTCCTTAATAAAGAACGCGTTCACGGTTCTTATCAGCGACCATATTCGTGTAATTGCCGACAGGTTTGTAGTGGGTCCGGGCAAAATCGTTCTTGTTCTGAGGCCTGTGACACCTGTTACGAGGATCGCTATACTGTAACTTGGAACTGTGACACCACAGTCGGCGACTATAAAATTGCAAAAGAGGATTGGGGCAATCGGCGTGTATACAATCTCCCAGACCCAAAACGCTGGCTGGAAATTGAACCGGGACAACCAGTCGCAAAAGCGATGTCGTACACAAACTATGTTCAGGCTGTTCCTCAGACATTGTTTGCTCCCTCTCCTGCATCACTTACGGAAAAGTTTAAGGACTTGATTCCTACTTATCCAGATTCCACGTTTGATTTTTACAAAATTAATCGGTTTTTGACTCCAGGTGTTTCTGTTCCTGATGCAAGCAAGTGGAATGAAGACATCAGCGAAATGCTTAAAGACCGTGGCCCGTCAAAGCAAGTTAATGCGGTCGTTGTTGCTGTGAAGTCTAATGACCCAAATTATGAATACACGCTGCGCACAGCTTGGGACAATGCAAATAAAAATGATGTCGTTGTTGTCATGGGAACGTCAGAATGGCCAAAAATTGATTGGGTAAGAATTATCACTTGGTCGAAAAGCGAGATCTTTAAAGTTGAATTGCGTGATACGATACAATCCCTAAATGTTGCGGATCGCGAAAAGGTTATTCCTGCGATCGCTTCGCAAATAGATAAAAACTTTGTTCGTCGTTCTATGAAGGAGTTCAAGTATTTAGAAAATGAAATTGATCCACCTTCTTGGGTGTTAATGGCGTTGGTCGTGTTACAATTGATGTCTGCTGGGTTGGTTATGTTCTTCGTGAATAGCGAAATTCGCAGTAGTTATGGCTACCGCAGCCGAGTTAGCAAATTTAGTATTTTTCGAACTCTTTGGTAAATGTTGACTTTTAAAGGAAAATGAAATGAAAAAGCAAATTGGTGGAATGATTATTGTGCTGCTGGCTGTTTTAGTGTTTTTGGGAGGCCTAGCAGGCATTGCATTCGGCAGCTATGTTAGTGCAAACAACCACGGGGTAACGATTGAAGCCCAACTCAAAGCAAAGCGTGATGATAACCGAAACGTACTTGCTCAATATGGCCAAAAGATTGCCGAGATGGTTCAAGTTCCGGAGATGATGAAGAATGATTTGAAAGAAGTTGTTACCGCTGCGATTGAAGGTCGCTATGGTGAAGGCGGTTCCAAAGCAACCATGCAGTGGATCCAAGAACAAAATCCGCAACTTGATAGCAAAGTTTATTTGCGGATTCAACAGTCGATTGAAGCTGGTCGTGATGAATTTAAGAATAGCCAAACTGCGATGCTCGACATCAAGCGAAGTTATGAAACTTCCCTTGGGTATTTCTGGACAGGCACATGGTTGCGAATTGCTGGATTTCCCAAATTGAATCTGGATGAGTATAAGATTGTTTCAACCGCGCGAGCAGATAATGCGTTTGAAACAGGAAAAGAAGAGCCGATGAAACTTCGGTAACTGGCTGCAAATAAGTTTACAACAATTTAATTAAAGTTTATAATGCAGTAACGGTATTTTCTGTTACTGCATTTTTCTTAGGGGACAAAATTGATTTCATCAAATTTCACAATTAGCGGGAAAATTCCTTCTTTAGAAGAAGTAAAAATTATCTCTATCGCACTTGCAATAGATGTTTGGAAAGCTGAATTAGCTTATGCACCAGATACAGGTTCATCTGTTAGGGATGCTCAGATTTCTGCTCTTGCGGCTAAATTTGAAAAACATATTTTAGGCGCATAATTCAAAAGCTCACTTTTAAGTGAGCTTTTATGACTTCCACAATAGGACAAATAGAAACCTAAGGAAATAAATGACAAAGCAGTTTTTAATGTTTACTCCAACAAATGATGCGCCGAAAGAAATGGCAATGACCAGGACTTTACAGGCAAAACAGTGGGCCAATTTACGTAATGCTCTTATCTCTGTTGGGGTAGATGTTATTGTGCCAAGTGTTCCTGTGCAGTCTTCTATTTGCGCTGATGCGGGAATCATTATCGGCGACACTTTTATTTCCAGTTCTGAATGCAACTTTTTAGAATGGGCAGAACCAAAATTTCGTTCGTTTGCAATTATTGGGAAAGAACACGCAGCCTTCTCTGGAAGAGACGTCATTATCGACGGGGATAATTTATTCTTGGGATTTGGATACGAGACTTTGCTAGATGGCAAGTTTGCGTTGGATAAAATTTTAGAATCGACTGATTTATTAGTTCGCCCTCTTGAACTTGCAGATCCGGTGTTCTCAACGCTAGATACATGTTTATGCATACTTTCTGATGGTCACGCTCTTTATTTTCCTGCGGCATTTTCGAACCATTCGAAATATGTGCTTGAACAAATGTTCGATGATAAATTGATAGCTATTTCACGTGAAGATGCTCTAGGCTTAGTCTGCAATTCTATCTGTGTCGGCCAAAGTATTATAGGTTCTAAATTTTCTAAAGCGTTGTCAAGAAAGCTCAAAGAACTAGGGTATAATATCCTTACGCTTGATGTATCTGAATTTTTAAAATTTGGTGCATCATGTAAGGCATTAACTATTAGTTTGGATTAAAAGATGAACATTCAAGACACCCCAGAATTTCATATTTCAACAGGCGAAATGCGAATGAAGGCTTCAAGCACTCGTGAGCTGTTTAATTACCCTATACAAAATGCGGTAAAAATGGGCCTGAAAATCTCAGACCAAACCGTTATGGTCAAGTGCAATGATGGTATCGAACATGAAGTTCCAGTGGTTGCCAGTTTAAATACAGTCGCGATTGGCAATCTAAAACGGGTGTCGATTGAGAAAGATAATAAGAAGGTTCTTGGTTATATGCTAAAGGGTTCCAGCCCTAAAGTGAAGTCAGCGATTTATTTTGCTGTTTCAGATTTTGACAATAGCGATGGCCTGAAGCGACTTAACAAAACGATTCTAGATATGCATTTGGAATACAAAAGTGGCATTGTTAAACAGATTCAAGAAGAATTGCGTTCGAATATGCCAGAAATTGCTAAGGACGCAATGGACCAACTTCCAAAGATTATCAAAAATGCGGCTGATAAAAACCAAGCAGCGTTTGATTGGTTTAAAGATAATGGTTTTATTATGCTGGGGGTTACAGTTCAAAGTTTTACGCCATTTGTGAAACATTCGCTTGAAACTGGTTACGTAGTTTCTTCTTTTACTACATCGGCAGTAGACGATAAGTGGGGCCATACAAAAGGCGTCAGTGTTGAAATAGACTTTAGCACGAAGAAAATTAGCACTTCAATTTGGTCATCAGACGATTAAAAATTTACTGAGAAATTATGCGAACAGAAATAAAGATTGGCGGCATTCCGTATAAGATTAAAACCGTTAAAGGCGAACTAGATGTTTGCCATGATGGCAGCGGTCAAAAATTGTGGGGACAGATAAGTTATTTGCAGCACTCGATTAGGGTTTTGAAGACTAGCCCCGAGCGCGAATTACGTCTAGTGCTTCATGAAGTTTTACATGGTATTATCAACGAGTACAATATTCGCGAGCTAATGAATGATGAAGGCGAGCATAAGGAATCCCCTATAGATCAACTTGCACTTGGGATTGCTGAAGTTCTTGAAAGCATTGGAATAAACGATTTGAAGCCAAAAAAGATTAGTTAAGCACATAAACCTAATAAGAACGAAAGCGGACAAATGTCCGCTTTTTTGTTTTGTGCACTCGATAAATACCAAATGGAATTTAAAAAGTTCTTCACACTAATAGTAAGTGTGTACGTTAAACAGTGAAGGATCAATCTTGCCCAACTACTCAGAACTTGAACTCAACTTATTGTTCATCTTTTATTGCCACTCAGATCAATTTGGTAAAGTTGACACATTACTCGTTCGCGACTTCGTTCGAACAAATCTTGGGCTCATTCTGCCACATCGACAAATTTTTATTAATCAGACTCATATAGACGCTCTTGTTGCAGCAAAGTTTGTTCCCGATGTTAAGTCAATTTTTAAAAAGGCTCTACAGACAAAACGTGTTCGCCGCCCAAAACAATAAGTTTACATCTTCAGATAAACATGGTATAATAACATTGACTTGCTCAAGTCTTATTTTTAACCTTTTGGAGATCATAGTTTATGTCTAATGTAGTTACTTTGAAGTTGGTGTCTGGTGAAGAAGTTGTTGCTACGCTTGTTTCTAAAATTTCTGCAACTCTTGACAGTAATGTTGCTGCGTATCGGGTTAGTAAACCACAAACATTACAATTTCGCCCATTTGGAAATTCGGGGCAAATGGGGTTGGCATTTATGCCTTGGACGCTTTCAAACCCAACTTTGCGTGAAGTAGATATTCCAGCAACATTTGTCATGTGTGTTGTGGATACTGACGCTGAAGTCACTCGCCAGTATCTTGAACAAACTACCGGTATTGCGCTAGCATAATTTTAGGGTTGACAGATGCGAAAAGAAACGTGCTATGAAGTTTATGCTTGGTCATCTTTGCCAAGGCGCGAATACATTGAGCCACTTAAGCTTAGTACGTTTCTATCGCATTTAGTGGAAATGAGTTCAGAAGATCCTGAAATAACTTTTAGGGTCCTAAAAGACGAACACCGTCTTTGCGGAGGAGTTCCATTGTATTCATTCAGCACGGCAAATGTCGTCTCAATAGACCATATGCTTAACGTGCATGATTTTGTTTTCCGTGCAATAAATACTGCATTCCGGCACCTCAAAGTGCAATTCGAATTTCGACAGTTGAGTGATCCTAGAGCACTTAAAACCGCTTTAAGAAGCAGACTAACTGGGGAAATTTCCGAGTCAAATGATGTAATTTGCATCTCTGGTGAATTCGAAAATTTATTTGAAGAATTATAAAATTATTGAAGAGCATTTGCTGTGGGCACTATAAATAGATATTCACTGCATACGAAATTTTGCGTAATGCGCATTACGTTAAAACTTAGTTCGAAGGATTTTAAATTCTATGACTAAAGTTTTTGTCCCTATAGATTACTGGTTAGATCGATAGCCTTTCACGCTGCAGGACCTGGTTCGATTCCAGGTAGGGACGCCAATTTTAAATTTGTTGCGGATTAGAGAAGCATGGTTATCTCACTTGGCTCATAATCAAGAGGTCGCTGGTTCGAATCCAGCATCCGCAACCAAAATTTATTCTCTAGTAGCTCAGTCGGTAGAGCGCTTGACTGTTAATCAAGTTGTCCGTGGTTCGATCCCACGCTAGGGAGCCAGTTATTGCTGCTTTGGCTCAGTTAGAAGAGTACGTGCCGTGTAAGCAATAGGTGCCGCCTGTTCGAGTCAGATAAGCGGCACCAAAAAAATGGATTTTTGCACGAGTGGTTAAGTTGGTTAAGGGAGCAGTTTGCTAAACTGTCGTTGGGAAACCGACGCACTGGCAGTTAAATCAAGACCTAAAATAAAAATTGACATGAAAACCCAAGAACTTTTTGAGGGCCCATATCATATGGACCAAGATGCGAGGCCCATTATCAAGATGGACAATTATCCATCTCTTGAAAATTTGCGTCGTATGAATGATTTTTTGGGAACCCTTGAAAAAGGTGGAACTGAATACCATTTTTGGCTAAATAAGGGTAAATTTTATGCCGAAGTTACTACTTCAGGCGTAGACGATATTGGCCAACCTCGTCAATTAACTATAACTAAAGTGCGTTTTAATAACCGTTCAAACCTTCCAGTAGAAAATGAGCTGCAAGTTGAATCTGTTTATACTCACGCAAAGTTTCAAACCCAGGGATTAGCAATGGCGCTTTACGTAGTTTTGGCGCGATACGGATTTACTATTGTTTCAGATTTTACCCAATATTATATTTAAATCTCAATTCCTATAAATAAAAGTATAAATATAATATATCTTATATAGGAAATCAAATGATTAAACTTAAAAAATTTGCTGCAGATCTTGGTGTAACCAGGATGACGCTGTGGAATTGGAAGAAGGCTGGAAAAATACAATTTCATAAAATTGGTTCAATGAATTATGTTGATATTGAAACTTACAACAAATTCCTTGGTATAAAGGCCAAGGAAGAAGAACGCGTAGTGATTTATTGTCGTGTTTCTTCGACTGCAAATAAATCTAATCTTGAGACTCAATCCGAAAGGTTGATTTCATATTGTAACGCTAGAGGTTACAAAGTTGCTAAAGTCGTTACAGAATTTGGATCTGGACTAAATGATAAGAGGCCAAAACTGGAAAAGCTTCTTAAGGAACAGGATTTTACTAAATTAGTAGTTGAACATAAGGATCGGCTGACTAGATTCGGTTTCAATTATATTGAACAGCTATTAAATTCTAATGGCATTGAAATCGATGTAGTGAATAATGTAGAGTCAGATAAAGAAGACATTGTTCAGGATTTTGTGTCCGTCATTACATCTTTTTGCGCAAGAATTTATGGACAGCGCCGCAGCAAACGGAATACGGAAAAATTGGTTCAAGAATTAGCTAACGATTCAGAAAAATGACAAATACAGTTCTTAAGGCTTTTAAGTACCGAATATATCCTAATAATAAGCAAGAGAAATTTCTTCTCCAAAATTTTGGATGTGTTCGCTTCATTTGGAATCAGTTAGTTGCCAATTTTAATTCTTTTTCAAAAGAAGGCCCAAACCGACCAATGAATGAGAAGATTTTGAAAGATGATGAGAACTTTCCATGGCTTAAAGATGCTATTAGTTATGCCTTGCAGCAAAAACGAATCGATTTTGATGAAACCAAAAAGCAATTTTTCTCTAAAAACCGTAAAGCTAAACTGGGAAGACCAAAATTTAAAAAGCGGGGTGGCAATGAATCATTTAGGATTCCTGCGGCTTCAATGCATTTAGAAAAATTTGAACAAATTAAAGCAGGTTTTATTAAATTTCCAAAAATGTCTCCAGTAAAAGTAATCATAGATAGACCTTTTACTGGTAAACCAAAATCTGTCACAATTTCTAAAAATCCAAGTGGGCAATATTTTGTTTCAATTTTAGTTGAAGAAGAAATAGAATTGAAACAAAATACTGGTCGCTCAATCGGTATTGATCTCGGATTGAAAAACTTGCTCATCTTAAGTGATGGTACGCAAATTTCCAATCCAAGATGGTTCAGAGAAAACCAATCTAAACTAAAACGGTCACAGCAGCATTTAAGCAGAAAAACAAAGGGTTCTAAAAGGTACAATAAACAGAAAATCAAAGTTGCGAAAATCCATAGGGATATTGTAAATCAGCGCAAGTTCATTTACCATAACCTGTCGAGTTGGTTAATAGAAAATTACGATGTTATTTGTACTGAAACTCTAAAAGTTAAAAACATGGTTAAGAATCATAGTTTGGCAAAATCCATACTTGATGCAAGTTGGTCCACTTTTATTTCAATGCTGGAATACAAAAGTAGGTGGTATGGCCGCACATTTCATAAGATAGATACTTGGTTCCCATCGAGTAAGACGTGTTCTTGCTGCGGCCATAAAATGGAAACGATGGATTTATCCATAAGAGAATGGACATGCCCAATATGCGGCTCAAGCCATGATCGCGACTTAAATGCGGCTATCAATATTTTAAATGAAGGTGTAAAGGACCTTTATGACATGACCTCGGCTGAATTAACCGAGTACAGACGTGGAGGGGCAGTAAGACCTAAGGAAGTTCTTCCAAAGGCAGCTTCTGTGAAGCGTTTAGTGAGTTTTATAGATTTTTATAGAACCGCGTAATTATAATGCTGAAAATCTCGATGATGACCAAATTTGGAAAGATATTTCCCAGCACAATGAAGCGACAACGTTATTAGTGCTTACATCAAAATAGTTCAATTTTTAAAGGTTTGAAATGCAAAAAATTCAAGTGAGTCAAAAAGCGGAAATTACGTAACGGAAAAATAACTACCATAGATTGCGCAGAGACCGTTGAATAAGCTTGGCAACTTACTGGGCTGATACGGTTTGGCAAGCTTGTTCCGTATTTTAGTCTGGTCGGATTGAATGTCGGTGAATTTATCCCATTTTAAAATTTCTAATTATGAAATTATCTGAGATTGCACGAGTTGTAAGTCAACCTAATTTGGGATTTGACTTAAACAAAATTACTAATTTTAAAATCGTGTGCCTCGACTATCTCCAAGATTATACAATTGAACTTGGATCATCTGGGGATATTAAAGTTTTCATCGTGAAAAAGGATGATAGCATAATTGCAGCGCTACTTTTAACAACAATAGATGATTTAAACCTGCCTTCAAACAAGTCAGTACTAATGGTCAAGCGCTCATGGTGTTCCCCAAACTATAGGAGGAGAGGAATTATAGTAAACCTATATCGGTTTATATACAACACTCTAAACTTCGCCTTGATTTCAGACGTTGAACAGTCGAGAGAAACAATCGGGCTATGGGACAAATTGCGCGATCAGTGGCCTGTAAAAATGATTGATTTAAAAACGCATGAAATAACTGACATTGTTCCAGTTGAGCTTTACAATAATTATGAGAAAGCTTTAATTGTTGAAAGTCAGTCAATTTGTAAAAAGATTAACGGTCTTCATGATTATGTCTTTGCGTTGCATGAAGATTAAGCAGCTTTGGGAGTAGAGATGAAAATTGCTATTATAGGAACTGCTGGAAGGGATAAATTGATTCCGATGTCTAAAGAATTATGGCGCTGGATGATTCGGGATGTTTCTTCAGATGTTCGTGAAGATGATACGGTGATTTCTGGTGGAGCTGCATGGGCAGATCATTTAGCTGTCGAATTGTTTTTGACAGGAAAATGTAAGGATATAATTTTACATTTACCTGCACCTTTCTGTCTTCAGACAAAACGTTTTAGCGATGCAGCTTACAATAAGACCTCTAGGGCATGCAATTTTTACCATGAAAAGTTCAGCCAAATAATAGGGTATGATTCGCTCCGACAAATAGCAGAAGTCATAGATTCAAAACAGTTCGTTACATACGAGCCAAAATCTAACGGTTATTCCGGAATGTTTGGAAGAAATGATAAAGTTGCAGCAGGATGTGATTTTATGCTTGCGTATACCTTTGGCAGAGGGGACATCCCAAAAGACGGTGGAACCAAATACACGTGGGATAAATGTAAAGTTAGAAAGCAACATATCGCGCTGCCTATGATTAATTCAATTGAAAATCTACTTTGATGAATTTGCTTGAAATTCTAAACACTAAACCAATAGTCAAATGGGAAAATGTTGGGCATAGGCACATCGGGGAATTTATCATTGATGGCAAACTTTGTCATGTACAAATTGATGAATACGATGTAGAATCAAAACATCTTATAGATTTTGGGTTTGCTGTAAATGGCACCAATAAGGCTACAGGTGGAGAAATTCCTGCTGCCAAACTAATTGGGGCAGTGTTAAATGCTGCTGTCCCAAAACTTCAGGAACTAGGGCCGGATTTCATTTTAATCGCCGTTGATAAAACTTCGGGATTAGTTGAAAGTCGAAAAAATTATACGATGCGCTTTACAAGTGGGTGAATAGAAACGTAAATTTTGCATTTGCTTCCCCGGAATGGATAGAAAATTCAAAAGCTTTTTACAAGATTCTTGGCAGAAAAACTCCTTCTGAAGAAGAAATCGAACTGTTTATTCTTTAGTAAAACAAAAATAAATTTGTAAAGATAGAAAAGTATGGTATAATTGGAGAATGCAAAAAGTGTGGGCCGTTAGCTCAGTTGGTTAGAGCAGAGGACTCAGGCATTCTGTTGGATAATAACAAAAGAAGCCGAAGAATAATCCTTTGGTCGTTGGTTCGAGTCCAACACGGCCTACCATTTATGTTTTGGAAATTTGTATATGATTAGAAAGACCTCTTTGTCCGGCCATAACTCAGATGGATAGAGTAATTTTGAGTATTTAACCTTTTACCTGATTGTACTTTGCTCGCCAGTACCGGAGCGCTCTTCTAAAGCGTAGTACCGTAACGGAGTCAATGGTGGTTCGAATCCACTCTGGCGAGCAAAGTACATTTTAATTTATTATTCTAGATAGAATAATTTGAGTTACAATAATTCTACGACAATGAATAAGAAGCAAATATGTTAAACAGTTCTAATGGGGCACATAAATAGGGATGTTTATTGTGAATGTAGTCAAATTCGGCGAACGCTGCATAAATACATTTAATCCAGAGGACAGTATTTTTATGCCAACGCCGAGCGAAGCCTTGAAAAAGGAACGTGTAGAGACTTGACGGCTACCATCTAGAACAGATGAAGACAAAGCTCAGACCACGCGCGGGAAGATAAAAATTCTCAGTAGCGAAAGCTATAGTGGTAAGCTAAGCAATAAGTCGCTGGTTCGAATCCAGCTGGCCGGACAAAGGGGTTTTAAAATTGGATGTCTATACCACTAAGGAGGTGGCCGGAATTGAACACTCCGCGTTTTTATAACATGCCAGGTTCGATACCTGGGGCATCCAATCAAAGTATTTTTGGAGTGTAGGGTCTATGGCAGACACACGGTCTTGAAAACCGTCCCACCGTTGATGAAACGGTGATAGTTCGATTCTATTATGCTCCTCCAAAACCGTTTAAAAACTCCCTGGGATTTGTGCCCAGGGAGTTTTTAAATTTGGAGAAAGCAATTATGGATAGTTTTCTTTACGAAATTTTTGATACTAAACTTGACCTAGTTTGGCAAAAACATGGGGATTATGAATTAACAGCATTCATTTGGGACGAACAGCAATTTATAATACAGATTGGCCCAGCAGTTACAGTCGAAAATGCTTTTGAAGTATGTTTCTTTAGAAACGAAGATAGCAACCAAGCATTTTTAAAACCCGCTAAATCTTCTGATGTTGTACCGTCAACTGTCTATGGGGTGGTTCTAAATGCTTTAGCTGATAAGATTAGTGACGTTCCATTTTATTTTTCGGCCGAATACTTTCATAGCCAAAATAATAAACAGTTCCAGCAAACTGTAAAACTTTACGAAATGCTTGCACGAAGAATTGCAAGACAGAAAAATGGATATTTTTACCAACGAAGAAATCGGCCAAATGAATTCTTAGTAAGCTTAAAACAAATTAATAATGCCGAATGGATTGACCCTAGAAGAGCGTCCCTAACAGAATTCTTAAAAACTGGCCCATTTGTAAAGTTATGAAATTATCAACGTTGTTTGAAATGCCTTATCAACTTGGACAGTTTCAACCGCCATCTATCAGCAACATTGCTACACCTTCAGATGCGGGTTTGGAACGAGAAAATCATTTTCTTGGGGAACTTGAACAGGGTGAAGATCGATTTAGATTTTGGCTTTCTAATGACAAAGGTGGTGCTACGGTCACCATCAAGTCTAAAGGTGCAGAAAGGAATGAAATAGTTCTATCTGTGCGCTTTGATAATAGAGCGGGGGTGCCAGTAGATAATGAATTACAAGTTCATACAGTGTACAATCAACCGAAGTTTAGAAACAGAAACCTTGCAATGGCAATGTATGTTCTTCTTGCTAGATACGGTTTTACAATTGTCCCTGATTTTGAACAGTTTGATGGCGGCAAAGCTCTCTGGAAAAAGATGGCAACAGAAAGCCTAATTAGGAAATTTGTAATCAGAATTTGGAGCGATGCTCTTGAAGATTGGTTAAGGGATGAAACAGGCGAAATAATAATTTACAACGGCGAAAACATTGACGAGTTTTTCATTTGGAACAACTCAGAACATAAAAAAGAACCGACATCTTTACTAGTTCTTACTTCACAATGATTGTCGCAATGATTGAACGTTTTAAGCTACTTGGGGTTCTAAATAAGAAATTTTACAGACTGTTAGCTCAATTGGGAGAGCGGTTGCTTTAGGATCAGGTAGTTGGTAGTTGGTAGTTGGTAGTTGGTAGTGGGTTCAACACCTGCAAAACCCGCCTCAGTAATCAAAGAACTTGCCTTAGCTCTTGAGTTGTTTTCCATGCAGAATCAAGTAAATACGGTGATCTATAGGGGAATTTATGCTGCTCAAAGAAATTTTAAATGCTACGTCCGCAGAACACGTCAATATTGGCGGTGTTAGTTTCAAATTGACAAAAGAAATGCAAATTGGCAAATACTTGAACAACAAGTATGAAATGAAAGATGGAGAAATTGAAGATTTGTATGATGAATTTGAACTAACCCATCCATTATGCTATTGGGCATCAGAATTTATGTCAAATATGGTGGGTTCAAGAAAAATCTATGACAAATATTTTAAAGATTTGTCCACAAAATTGAAATCGGAAACGCTTTTTCGCGGAATGGTTTTTAGTAATCGATCTCCAATTATAAAGCAGCTAGAACAAACTAAGCAAATCAATATTCCGTTTAAGGGATATGAATCTTGGTCGCTTTCAAAACAGGTTGCTGAATTATATGCAACGAAAGATGAAGATTTAAAAAATTGGACCGGAATTGTGCTTTTTATTCCAACCCAACGTGCAGAAGTACTGTTTGACATCTCAGAAATAGGCGACGGATTGGGAGAAGTAATTGTTAAAAATAGAAGTTTAATAGATTTTGAAATTGGGCATGTTGACATCATTGACGAGCAATATAAGCAAAAAATAATTTATCTTAACCCAAAGTGAATTACCGCCAGTAGCAAAATATCAACATTTCTGAGATGTGCCTTATAAGTTGGGGGAACTTGAACACGACGAAAACATTGACGAGTTTTTCAAGAACAACTCAGAACGTAAAAAAGAACCGACATCTTTACTAGTTCTTACATCGCAATGATTGAATGTTTTAAGCTACTTGGGGTTCTAAATAAGAAATTTTACGGACCGTTAGCTCAATTGGGAGAGCGGTTGCTTTGCTAAAGCATACAGGTTGCTGGTTCGATCCCGGCACGGTCCACATTATAAGAAAATTATGCAACAAATTCTGTTTATTGGCGGACCAGCAAATGGTAAAACAATATGGGCTGAATTTCAGTCATCATTTCGCTGGTCCGAGGTTAATCATCAAAAGAACTTGGTAGGACCAGGATCTGCAGGCAATACAGAAGAAATTGTTACGTACGATTACGAAATTAATAAATTTGTATTTGAAGGACATGTCTATGCAGTAGGTCATTTTATTTCAGAAAAAGCGGACAATTATAGAGTAGGAAACATGATTTTGGACTCAAAATTGCAACCAATGTCGTGCGTTGTTTATCATTAAAATTTTTAAGGAATAATATGTATTTTGAAATTTCAAAACCCAAAACCGCAAATGAATTTCTAAACCGCCTCAATGATGGCGAAAAGATTCAAATTCGTATGGCATCTCGAGATCGCCTCGAGCACATGCGTGTTAATGACTTTGCATCTGACGGCCCGATGCCAGAAGAAGTCTTATATGCTGCGCAGCAGACATTGCTGAACCGGTTTAAAGTTGACTCAGCTCGACCTGGTGGTTTCTGACAATGCTCCTATTTGAGCTGCTTGGAATCCAAGAAAGCCCAATGAGGATTCCATCTTTAGTAATCCCCAAATTGGAAAATTACAAAGAAAATAAAAAGCTATTTAAAACCTTAGCACAGAGAACTGATAAACAGTTTATTAGCCATTTTAATAACGTAGAGCTTTGGAAGATTTGTAAAGGTAGGGAAACAGAAATTTTTGGCGTAATTCCTAGCGAATCTTATGTGGGATATTACGTACGGTGGGAATTACAAGAAAGTCATTTTGCTGACACCAATTGGTGTACCCAGGTACTAGTGTGGGCGGGGGTTAGTCCACAAACTAAAGGGTTGCCAGACAAAATCTTTTTTGAGTACATAATTCCGGAAACTGGAACTGTTGTCTCAGATGGAGAGCAAACTGTAAGAGGTGAACATTTCTGGCAGCGAATGATTGCTACTGCATTTTCTACTGGCAACTATAAAGTCTATCTAATAGATTTTAACAGGAAGAAGACTAAGAGAATTTCGACTTATGAAGATTATCGATTATTATATGAATCAGAACATTCTCCATGGGGAAATAAACGTGGGTTCCATGAGGGGTTACGAATAGCTATTTCAGATTATGACTTTTGCCAAGAATAAATTGATGCTAGTTACGCGTTAAATGCTTTTGTTGCCAGCTCTGAACATCTGCTAAAGGGGTCTCATTTGAGACCCTTTTTATTTGCGCCCCCAAAATTGTAAACGTGTTCTCAATGCTTAAAGAACAACTTTCGTTTAAGCTATCATTGTCGTTTGTCTCAAACATTATAAATAACCTTTTTAGCCATAAGGATCCCAATGAAACTTCTTAAGACACTTCACGAAATTGTAATCCATGCCAAATTCGGTAAGGATAGAGAAAAGACAAATTTGACAAACAACTTGCCGACAAAATTGCGGATAACTCAGGAGCAACTCTAGTAAAACCTGATGATGAACGGCTTAAGAACGCTCAAAAGATTACCATGATGCAAGCTTTTGGTTCAAAAGAAATGAACATTTTAAATGATGCAGGAATTAAGCTTTCTGAAAAGCCGTATTGGGAAGATTTTGAAGAAGGCGGGCACTATGAAGACCGTAACATCCATGACATTAAACTAAAGAAAATTGAAAGAGAGCTTGGTTACAAATTGCCGGTATTAACGGGCAAAGAGGTTTTTGGAGTTGATCAAAAACCAAAAGGCGCTTTAGCTTCTGTTAAGGGCGGGGATACTTCAAAATTCCCAAACATGTTCATTATCGAGTTTGACGACGGAACACGTTATCTAGTTGACAGCACCCAAGCGAACACATATATTCGGATGTGGCAGAAAATTGTGACTGCTTAAAGCTTTCTGCTCCAATTGTGTTATAATGAATTTTATTTCACATTTGGAGATTTTATGACTCTTATTCAGAAAGTTCGAGAACAACAAGTTGCTGCCCGTGTTGCCCGTATTCAGAGTGCTTCAGTACTTACTACCCTACTGGGTGAAGCACAGATGGTTGGCAAGAATAACGGCAACCGCGAACCAACCGACGAAGAAGTCGTTGCCGTTGTTCAGAAGTTTCTAAAAAACATTGACGAAACTCTTCGCGTTGCATCTGATATTCAAGTTCGAGAAACGCTTCAGCGGGAAGCAGCGGTACTAAAAGCATTCTTGCCACGCCAAATGGACAAGAATGAATTGACAGAACTTGCAAAAACATGTGCCACAATGCCAGCGTTTATGCAGTTGTTGAAGAAAGAGCATGCTGGCCAATATGATGGCAAAACTGCATCCGAAATCGCACGAAGCATTTTCAAATGATTAAGAAGGCTGTAAAAGACTTTACAGCCCTCACCGCATAAATGGAATTAAGCCAAATAAAAAAGATTTTATCCGAAATGCCGTTCCAACATCATGGTACTATGAAAAGGGAGTTTGTTGGAAGTTTTATCTCAACAAACTCCCTATCTCGCAATTACATTCCTTTGGGAATAATCGAAGCAGATGATAAGTCTGTGGAGCTGCATTTGCTCAATGATGATCGAGCCCATGTCATTGGAACAGTTCCAGTAGTAAAACCTGATGGTGAGGAATCAAACAGTAATATTTTCACGCTTAATTTTAAAGACGAATTAACTATTAGTAAAATACCAATAGGCTTAGACGCTTCCAAAATTATTCAAGTGAATAGTGTTTCTGTGCGCCCCAGATATGAAGGTTATGGCATTGCGTCATTTGCTTATTCTCGATTGGCTGAAATGGGGTTCATAATTCTTTCAGATTGCAGTCAATTTACAGATGGCCGAAAATTGTGGGAAAAGATGGCGAAAAAGGCGCATTTAAATTCTTACAAAATCTTTGTACTTGATGATGAATTTGGTCTTGTAGAAAAAGATGGAGAGCCCGTTTCGTATGACGGCACAAACATTAATGCCGATGCAATTTGGTCAAGTGATGAAAATTATTCAAAATACCATACCTTATTAGTCATGAAAACATGAAAATGCCATAAAAGATTTTTGTCCATATGGATTTCTCCCCAATTTTTATCCTGTTGCAGTTCAAATAAATGGGCTGCTATTATTCGTAGGAACTAAATAATTTAGTGGACCGAAGAATTAAAAAGATGTTTTGCCTCCATCGGCCCATAAATACCCTTAAACATTACTCCTATTTTATAGGATTATCAACTTAGGGGAATTTATGGGCCGTTTTATTGACTTCTTGAAAGAGTCTGCAATTAAAGATCGAATGAATGATGCGAATAAAATTCGTGATCCTATTGAACGAGCCATTGCAAAATACGTGTTAGATCCCTTTCATGCGCATGAAGTTGCCGAAGTTATTCATGATGCTATAGAACGATATGGTAATGATGAACCAATGACAATCTATAGAGGCTTGAATTTTTCAAGTAAAGAAGAATATGATTCCTTTATGCGACAAGTTGACAGCGGAAAAATAAAATTCGAATCAATTTCATCTTGGTCGCCATCAAGAAAGCAAGCTTTGGTCTTCGCAAAAACTAAACCGTCTTATATGGAATTCATGTCTGCTAGCATGTGGTCGAACATCTCTAATCAGTCGAAAGCAAAAGAACGAATTACAGGCTACCGTGGGGTTGTGCTCAAAACGGAAATTCCAGCGGGCAAAGGGCTTGATATTCGAAAGACGGGGTTCGGCGTAGAATCTGAAGTTATTCTCCCTGCTGGGGCTTATAATGTTGAAATTGAAGAGTTAAAAACATTTAAAGATACTATCGCAGACGATGACGTTAATTCTATAGTGTCGAGAATGCAAAAGAAAGACTACGATAGCGATACTGACATGCAAAAGATGTTAGAATACATCATGCATCACCATCCGGAAGAATTCAATGACGAATCAAAAGGCAAAATTTTTAAACTGCTTGCTATAGGAACGTTTAAGTATGAAGTTAGAAGTTACGGACAAGACGATTGGTTTAGAAAGTTTCCGACCATTGATATTTACATGTCAAAATTCGATGCGCTGCAGAATTTATCCAAGTTCTTTTTGAAAACAGATTATGAAACCGTGCTTCGAAAAAGCAAACCTGTGTTCTTACAGATGCTTAAAGACATTGAAGCAGCTTGGAAGCCCGGAACAGTATTTGAATGGAATCACGGGGAACCCGGAACCATTGCTGAAATGCTTGGCTGTCGTCCGCAGTACATCTCAATGTTGCAGCGAACTGTCGGGGCAGATTATAAAAACACTACTACACGAGAACACAATCGTAAAGTTACTGACCTAGATGCTGAGGCAAAAAGGGTTGTTGCTTTGCTTAAATCGATGAAATAAATCAAAATGCGCAAAATTAAAAATCTTCCTGCAAACGTGCAGGGTAGAGACTTCGTCTGCGGTGATATCCATGGTTCTTATAGCTGTGTAAACGCATTTATGAATGGCGTTAATTTTGACAAAGCGGTTGATCGGCTAATCTCAGTTGGCGACTTGATAGACCGTGGACCAGAAAATGAAAAGTGTTTATCCCTTCTAAATGAGCCTTGGTTCCATAGTGTCAAAGGTAACCATGAAGAACTAATGGAAGGCTATTTCTCTAATGAAATACCGGGAATATTTTTCTGGCAGAGGAACGGCGGGTCATGGGGAGTTGAATATAAGGGCGGCATAGACGAAGTTTCCGATTCAATTGGGCGCATTGTCTATGAAAAAATCATGAACCTTCCGAATATTATTACCGTCGAACTACCAAATGGTGGACGTTATCATGTGATCCATGCAGAGTTATATAGCAGTGAAAAAATAACTGACGCAGATTTAAGTGACCCAGAAATATTCAAAGCTGTTTCTGAATATGAAACAGATGATGGCCGCTGCATTTCTTGGGGCAGATTCATGTTTCAACGCATGTATAAGAAGACACTAGATGATGCCGAAATTAAAAAAATCCGACAATGGTCTGAACTAGAGAGGCCACATAAACATTTTGGTCAAGAACTAAGCATGATTTATTCAGGACACACGATAATTAAACGCCCAATACAGTTTTATTGTCAAACAAATCTTGATACAATGGCATACGGCAGCTATGATATGGATGCCGAAGGTTGGGAAGGACTAACCGTTGCTGAACCAATATCAAACCGTTTTTGGTTCGCAAATGATAAAGTTTTTAAAGAAACAACTCCAGTAATTTTTAAGAAGGAAGAAAATGTCACGTAATAACAAAAACGCAAAACGTAAAGCCCAAGCTAAAGTAATCACTGCCATGCATCAGCGTGGTGAAAAGGGCGCAGCTAAAACTACGCCACTGCACACAAAGGTTAATGCCTGGTGGCAAAAGTTTCGCACCTACGGCGACTTTGCGAAGGGCTCTAAGGGGTCAAAATCTGATGCTTAACGCAATTGCGCTTGCCGTACTAGGCGGCTTGCTAGTTATTACTGGCGCTCTTGCAGCGTCAGTTGGCGTTGCAACCATTGTATTTTTACTATGCACTATTTTGGCTTCTATAGTAGTGATTTCTTTGGCATCTGTAATCCCTGCAGCTTTGTTGCTAACATTTTTTCGATTGCTTGAGTAATCATGTCAAAAATTGTTAGAGTCGGAGATACAGATTCTGCTAATCAGGTTGCAGTAACTGGTTCTCCAAATGTTTTTGCAAATGGAAAACCTATTGTGCGAGTCGGTGATAAAGATAACAAGAATCATTCGAAGGTTGCTGGTTCACCAAATGTTTTTGCAAATGGGAAGCCTGTTGTACGTGTCGGTGATAAAGATAGTAAGAATCATTCTGCTGCAACAGGTTCACCAAATGTGTCCGTTAATTAAAAATGAAAATCAATAATCACTTGCGGTTGCTAGTTACCGAATTAGACAACAATGATAAGCCAGAAATCTTAGCTCATTTGCTTCGCCTGTCACCAAATGATAGGTACCTCAGGTTTTTTGCCGCACTTGGTGATTTCGCCCTGAATAAGTATGTAAATGAAACGGTTGATCTTGATGCATCTAAAGCATATGGTATTTTTGATGAAGATCGAAAAACTTTAATAGCCTTTGCTCATGTTGCTGGTATAGAGCAAGGTGGTTCTGGGCTAAGTGCGGAACTAGGTATTTCAGTAGACTCATCATTTAGGGGTTTCGGTCTGGCACGTAGGCTCATGGACAGAACTTTAGTCTTTTGCAAGTCGCATGATATAGGGATGCTTTATATGTCATGCTTGCGGGAAAATAAAGCAATGCAACATCTTGCAAAAACGAGTGGGTTGCAGGTGATTATTGATCATGGCGATGCAATTGCAAAATTGCAGCTTGCAGAATGGCCGCTTGATAAAGCCGCATGTATTTCCCATGATTTAGCATATCAACAAATCGCGATTGTGGATAAATGTTATCGCAGAAATACGGAATTAGTAAACGCCCTTTTAAAAGGATTGTAATAAAAAGTGATAAATTTAAGCGAAACTCCTGAGGAGATTAATACTTTAGCATTCGGCCAGTCGGCACTTGTCAATGGAATTGAGATGATTTTGGTTGGAGCGGAAAATGGGTTAACTTCGCTGATCACGAAGGATTCTAGGCATCAGCTATTTTCTCAACTTGTTCAAGGGCATATTGTCGTAAATGATGGGGAATTAGTAATCTACAAAAACTTTGTAAAGCATTTAAGGTATAATGATGACATGGACGAGCACAGCCCCGGTAGATCGCTAATGACTAGGTCCCAGCTGTGTGAACTTTTGAAATCTGCAACTTTTAGAATTGGATAGTAATGTTTGTTCCTTTATTTTATAGTTTATTAATTTTCCTTCGTATTTTACAAATTGAGATTCCAAAGCCTGAATAAATTTTTGGAATCGGCTAAAGTTTTTAATTTAAGGGTAAAAGATGAAAGTTTTTGAAATTTTGCGACCTGAGATTACCAGCGCCCCGAAGAGCCAAATTGTAGAGCGAATGAAAGGGTTTAATTGGAAGTTTGAATTCTCTGATGAGGTTTGGAAAATTAAAGAAAATCTTCGAGAAATGGAAGTTATAGAGAATTTAGTCTATCAGCATTGGAAGAAGAATCCTGATGAGGCTGTTGAAATGTGGTGGGAGTATGGGGAGAAATCTTCATTTGACAAGTCTGTAACCCCTTCCTTTATTTTCAGGCTAAAGGCACAAGAAGCATAAATTCGATTTAGAAATGGAGCCCTGCTAGTTGATGTTACATAAATAAGCGTAACATCAACTAGCAGGGCTTTTTCTATGGATAAATCACTTTTAACATCTATCAATTATCTATCTGAAGCGGGGGTTATGGATGCCATTAAGCGTGGGTGGAATGCATTTAAAACCGTAAAGCCTGATGAGCAACCTGAACAAAAACCTGACGAAGAACCAGAGCGAATAAAACCTGAAGATGATGACGATGAAAATGCCCTTGTCACAATTGGTTCAGAGCTCTTAGGAATTGACAGGAGCGAAGTTCGCGTTGTACTTTACCTAGAGCACTTAGAACTCAAAAATTATTACCTTGTAAAAGGCGGTGGTGGGAAATTAGTTGACGCGTTAGATGATGCAGAAGTAGAAGCAATTAAAAAAGGCGGGACTACTAAACTGCTAAAGTTGGCGTTCCTCGGTAATTCTTTCACCTATAGTAAAATGATGAACGCTCCTGCAGGAATGGATAGGGCAGTTATTATTAATGCTCCTAAGGCGCTTGTTGATTCCCTCTTTCAAGCTGATACTGAAGCTGCACGCCCGCTTTTGAAAAAGTTGTTCAGTCATAAACTCTATGTAATGACACTGAATCTTAAAAAAGCAAAACACCCAGAAGTTATTACTGCCATGTCTGCTAAAACTTCCGCCTCTGAGCGAGCAGAACATTTCAACCCGCACATATTGGAAAACTACCCAAATTACGCACGCTATATGACAGCGATCAGAGAGTATGCGAGGTCGCAAAAAGCTGCTTCGCCTGAAGCACAGGATGAAGAACGCATTTCTAAATTAGAACGCAAAGCAGATTTAGCAGCTCGAGAAAATTCTGCAAAGGCAACTATGCAGGGTTCAGTGAATAACACTCAGTATGTCATGGATGTCCTTTTTGGGGCACTAAGTGCTGAGAAGGCAGCAACTTCTCTACTCGGTGCGGTTGCATCTAAGCGCATGTCAAGAATAGAACTTGAACGAATTTTGCGGGTAATGTCAACAGATTCCCCTTTATTCAAGGCGAAAGAGGTCTTAGACGCAATTCAAAAGAATTAACAAAGCATTGTTCTTATAGTCGTGTAAACACGTTTGTTTACACGACTTTTTCATTTGGCACGCAAAACCATAGTATAATAAACTTCTCAACACTTAAGGAGCTTTATTATGAACATTCGCAATGAACTCAAGCAAATTCGCAACGAATTTGAATCAATGACGACTGAACAGTTGGCAGGGTGTTATTTTGAAAATCAACGGTATGATGTTGAGCAGCCTCCTCGTGAAGAAATGATTGATGCGCTGATGGCCATTGAAGAAGCTTGTGCCTTTTCGTAAAGGATAATTATGAAAGTCAAAATTGGTCCGTTCCTGAATTATTGGGGCCCATACCAAATCGCTGAAGCTTTGTTCTTCTGGGTAAAGAAGTATGACAGCGAGTATGAAATTACTGACGGTTACCGAAAGGTGGAAGCCTTTGGTGACTGGCTGGCAAAGGATCGACACGGTGGGGACTCAAAATTTGCTAAGCTGTGCGAATATGTTCACTCGAAACGTAGCCGTTCAGTAAAAATCAGAATTGATTCTTATGACACATGGAATGCGGACGATACTTTAAGCCTAATCATTCTCCCGCTGCTAAAGCAATTAAAGCACCAAAAGCAGGGCGCACCGTTCACTGATGATTGTGATGTTCCGATTTGGCTTCATTCAACATTGAAACCTGCGGAAAGGCCAAACGATATTGATGGCAATCATCATGAACGCTGGGACTGGATTTTAGACGAAATGATTTGGGCGTTCGAGCAGAAATGTGATCCGAATTCAGATTCAAAGTTCTTTACCCATCATGATCGGAAGGATGATTCTATAGCTGCAAGAATTTCGTCAATTGAAATCGACCGCGTCGGCCTGATGAAACACGAGAAACGAGTAGAAAACGGTGAACGGCTTTTCGGCAAATATTTTAGCAACCTCTGGAGCTAAAATAGAGTATAATTTGCTACGATGTTTTAAGGAGCTAAGATGAAAATTGTGGATGAATTCGTTTGTGGGGATCGTGTAAGTTTTACCGACTCTGGCTGGGAAGCAGAACCTGTTTATGGGACTGTAATCCAAAGTGGGTGGGGAGTATTTGCTGGAAAAACTATGTCTGAAATAGAAGTTTCTTGGGACACAGGCGACTGTAAACGATCAGTTATTACTCTACCCGATGCACGAGTTCAGAAGCTGAACCATGCTGCTAAACGCGAAGTTCGTGTGGTTTTGCACACATCCAACGGGGATGTAGTTACCGCTTTCCCTAGAACTCTTTTAAAAGCTGCCGAACAGCTCATTATTTCTTATCTGGTAGATGGGAAGAAATTTAGCGTTGAGTGATTCAACATGACGCCTAAACCAGAACGTAAATTTTTAGTTATTGGGTCTGTCGCCTTATCGCACTGGGTCGATTTAAATCGACCGCCTGGTGATATTGACATCATGTCCCAAAATCTGCCCTTTCAGCCTTCTCCCTGTCCATCCAAACTTCTCTTGGAAAACACGTGGTTCGGTTCAGCGTCTGAATACATGCTAGAAAATAACAAGCATGATGTCTTTTTAGATCTTAACTTTTTGTTCACGCTTAAAGTTTCTCATGCTGCTTGGGATATCAAGTGGGAAAAGACTATGTTTCATATCCATTTGATGAAAGTCGCCGGAGCAGAAATTGATCATGCTTTACTGAAGATGTTGAGAACGCATTGGGAAAAAGTGCATTCTAAAAAGCGGATCAAGATGGATAAAATGAATGATGAATTTTTTGTGGATGCAGTTAACCGAAAAATTGATCATGACAAGCTCCACGAAATGGTTGCCCACCCGAACAGACCTGCAAATGAACTAATGAGGGAAAATCTGAATTCTCCGCTCTTTAGTTCAAAATTATGGAATGATTCTGCACCAGAGAATAAAATGCGTTGCGCAGTTGAAGAAACTGCTGTTATTGCGTTTGAGCGATATTTTGATTTTGGCATTTGCCGAAAGTCTCACCTTCTACAAGCTGTTTCTAAGGCTTTTAAGAATTTGGTTACCACTATGACTTACGGCGACTTTAATGTCTTTTTGATTTTAAATGCACAGAGAATCAAGCGAGAGGCTTCTGAGCTAGTGGAAGCAAAAATAGATGTTGTCAAAATAGTTGGGTAAAATCCAGAATTTGTTGTATAATTAATTTTTAAACTTTAAGAGGTAATTTATGAACTTTGTAAACTTTCGGGCTGCAGTTGCTAAAACATTCAAAGACATGACTGCTGATGGAGCAGTACTGTTTCAAGCAAATATTGACAAAACCAAAATTTGGGAAGTATATCTTTCGTCCTTCCCAGAAGGTTCGAACCCAGTTTACAAAGTTAAAACAGAGCACGACTGTAATTGCTGTAAAGCAGTTATTCGCCAAGTAGGAGGTGCTGTTGCCATTAAAGACGGTAAAGTGTATACAATTTGGGATGCGCTCATCAAAGGCGAACCAGAATATCAACAAGTTTCAAATGCTCTTGCAGCTTACGTACGGTCATGTGATATTTCTGGCGTGTTTTTGACCGCAGAACCAAAATTTGGCATTGAACGCAATTTTGAAAAGGCGGGTGGCAATGAAGTTATCCCCCACGATCACTTTTACTTGACAATTCCACGAAGCCTGCAGGCTTCGGAAAAGAATATTGGTCCTAAAAAGAGTGAATTTGAATCTACTCGTCATGTATTTCATCGTGGTTTGACAGAGCTTACAGTCGATTCCTTGGAAACCGTATTGGAGCTGATTGCTCAGAATACGCTATATCGTGGAGCTGAACAGAAGTTTGCAGTGTCTTCCTTCCTAACGTTGAAACAAGCTTTTGATAAAGCCGAAAATAAAGAATTGTTTTCATGGGAAAAATCTGCTACCACCAATGCCGCAGTCGCCCGAATTAACAACAGCGCAATTGGAACCCTGCTGAATAACCTAAGCAAAGGCATGGATCTCGAGACTGCTGTTAAAGCATTTGAAACTGTGGTAGCACCGCACAATTACAAGCGGCCAACCGCTTTGGTAACTGAAAAAATGATTAATCAGGCCAAAGAAAAGGTTCAAGAACTTGGGCTAATGAGTGCTTTTAGTCGTCGGTTTGCTTCCCTGTCTGATGTGTCCATTAATGATGTGCTGTTCGCAGATCGCTCTATTAAAGCTGATTTGTCTGGTAGTGTGTTTGCAGACTTGTCAGCAACGGCTTCTTCGGCTCCTAAAAAGCTGGACAAATTACAAGACGTACCTATCGAAAAGTTTATTGCCGAGTACCTGCCAACAGCAACTTCTATTGAGTTGCTGCTAGATAATAAGCACGCCAATCAAATGGTTAGCTTGGTGACAGCGGACGATGCAACTGCAGAGCGAATTTTCAAATGGGACAACAACTTTAGCTGGTCTTATCGCGGCGAAACTGCTGATGCCATCAAGGAACGTGTGAAAGCCGCAGGAGGCAACGTAGATGCAGACGTTTGCTGCCGTTTGGCTTGGTCTAATTATGATGATTTGGATTTGCATTTGATCTGCCCATGTGGTAATGAAATTTCATTCCGCACTCGTACCGCCCGTTCGGGCGGTAAACTAGACATCGACATGAATGCTGCATTCGGAACTACGCGTCAACCAGTTGAAAATATTTTCTTCTCAAACGCCAAGACTATGAAGGCCGGAAAATATCGTCTGTACGTAAATCAGTGGTCGCGCCGAGAGGAAACCAATAAAGGATTTACCGTTCAGATTCAGATTCTGGGGACAATTCACTCTTTTGAATTTCAAGATAATGGTCGAAGCGGAATCAATACCGAAGTTGCGATCCTGACTTCTGACGGTAAAGGCAATATTGATATTGAGGGGTCAAAAGGTGTTGCAAAGAAACAAACTGTTTGGGGCATCTCAACGAATGAATTTGTGAAGGTTCACGCAATGATGTTGTCACCGAATTATTGGCAGCAACAGGTCGGTAATAAACATTACTTCTTTATGCTTGAGGGCTGCGAGAATGACGAAACCTCGCGAGGCTTTTATAATGAATTCTTGCGCAGCGATTTGGATGCACACCGCAAAGTATTTGAACTTTTGGCAAGTAAGAATAAGCCAAGCTTCACGAAGGATCAATTGAGCGGAGTTGGATTCTCCAGTACAGTTGAAAATAAGGTAGTATGCCGGGTAACTGGTAAAACTGCACGCGTTATTAACATCGTTTTTTAATTTTAAAGGAAAAGTCATGAACATTTTTGAACAAGCAACTCGCCAAGGTTTCCGTTTTTCGTCGAAAATAGGTCTTATCACTACCGAAGATCTGTGGGCACTTCCGCTGACTTCTAGCACAGGCGTTTCTCTAGATGGGGTTGCTCGCCAACTTCACAAGGAAATCCAAGCTAGCAGCGTACCCTCTTTTGTTGAAGTCAAAACCGAAAGCAACAGTCTTCTAGAAGCTCAAATCGAAGTTGTTAAGCACATCATTGCGGTTAAGCTCGAAGAAAAGAATATTCGGGATGCAGCACGTGAAACTGCTGCTAAGAAACAGCGCATCATGGAATTGATCCAGAATAAAAAGGATGCTGCACTGGCAGATATGAGCATCGAGGAACTGGAAAAAATGCTGTAATTCTTTAAAGCATTAGGAAATCCCTGAATTTGTAGTACAATACATTTCAGGGGATTTTTACATGTGTCACTCGACAATTATGTTGATGGCGTTGTTCGCTGGGTTGCCTTATCAGCAATTTGCAATTTCACGCCTTTACATGACGTAATTGGGGCATTGGATCGAACAATAGGCCAATAGGCCAATAGGATGCCTTTTTGCCCGGATCTACGGGTTGATAAATCAATTTTGAACTGTGAGGAATTTTATGTTTGATCAAATTTTTACTGCTTTTTTGAACGTAAGCGGGCTTGAATGGTCTGCAATTTTTGCAACTGTTCTCTGCGTATTTTTAGCCGGTCGTAACAGTGTCCATTCTTGGTGGATTGGGATTATCGGCACGATATTGTATGCTATGCTGTTTTATCAGTTCAACCTCTTTGCAGACGTGTCGTTGCAAATGTTCTTTGTACTAACAGGGTTTATTGGTTGGTACAGCTGGGCCAATCCTGATTGGAAGGTTTCATTCATTGAACCAAGCGAGAAGATTTCTAAAGCCACGACTAAATCTTCTCTGATCATGTTTATTGGCGCAGTATCTGTTGCGATCTGTTATGGCGTACTTCTAAAGACATTTACTACGGCTTATGCACCATTTGTTGACAGTTTAGTGTTGACATTTAGCGTTGTTGCACAATTACTCCTAATGCGCCGAAAACTTGAAAACTGGCCATTCTGGATCCTGGTAAACACTGTTGCAGTTCCCCTTTATTGGAGTCGAGAATTGTATCCTACTGCAATCATGTACACAGCATTTTGGGTTCATGCTTGGTGGGCATGGCACAAATGGAAAATCATTATTACGGAGCAAAACAATGAACGTGTATAATTTATTATCATCACTTAACGGCGATAACCTTCAAGTTGGGACTTACCCCGCAATTGCATCAGGCAACGAAAGTCGAGTTGTCTATCGGGATAAAACATTCGTATTTAAATTCGAAAATTATGTCAAGGGTTTTAATGTACCTGACGCCATTACTGTTGATGGTGATGGTTCGGTTCGTTCAAAAGTCTTGGGAAAGCCAGTTTCGCAAGAAGCTAAAGAGCCTGAAACCGTTGAGACCAAACTTAACCCGGGTTCGTATTCTGCGCAAGCTTCGGGCCACACGAGCAGGGTCATCCACGCTGGAAAAGCATTTACTTTTAAATTTGAGACTGGGGTAAGAGGTTTAAATCTAAACGATACAGTGTATGTCAATGATGACGGGTCTGTTAAATCTGAACTCTTGGGCGCAGAAGTAAAATGACAATTGGATTGGTGGTTGGAAAATTTTGCCCGTTGCACTTTGGCCACGAGCTGCTGATTAACACTGCGCTTGAAAAAGTTGACCAACTGCTAATCATTTCTTACACTTCTAGGGATCTTGGGTTCTCAGCAAGTGTTAGGAAAAAGATGTTAGCATCTCGGTTTCCAACTGCCACCGTAATTATGCCAACTGAAGGAATACCCGACGACTTTGGGGGAGAAGATGTTCATAGGGAATTCTGTTTTCAAATAGCAAAGATTGCAAATATGCTTCCTGATATTGTGTTTACATCTGAAGATTATGGCGTTGGATTCGCAGCATATCTTTCAAAAAGATCGGGCAAGCCAGTCAAGCATTTTGAAGTCGACAAAGCACGAAAAAATGTTCCCATTAGTGCAACTTTGCTAAGAAATGACAGTACAATACATCATCAGTTCATTCATACAGATGTAAGAAAGATCATGTTGAAAGCAGTCATTGATAAAAATGACGTTCGAATTTGTGAAACGGAAATCAAACTATGACTTTAAAAATCGCTCTTATTGGTGGAGAGTCTTCTGGGAAGACAACTCTTGCAAATGCGCTTTCACAGTCTTTGGAAATCCCCGTTGTTCAAGAATATGGACGCATTCTTGGCCAGTTTATTGGGAACATTTATAACAAAGACGATATGCGTCATATTTGTTCTGTGCAATGTCGCATGGAGGATAAAGCGGTTCTTCATGCTAAAGAGAATAGTATTGATTTTGTGGTTTGTGATACTACTCCGTTAGTAACGATGTTTTATTCTAACGTATGGTACAATTATGTTGATATGTCAATTACTGAACAAGCTGAAAATCGGAACTATGATTTTGTGTTTTTATGCAAGCGGGATTTTCCATTTGTGAATGACGGCACTAGGGGTCCTGAAGAGTTTAGCTTGCTGCAAGAAAAATTTTACGAAGATTACTTAGAGGCGCACAAAATACCGTATAATGTTTTGACTGGACCCGTTCGATCTAGGGTTGAACAAGTCGCGAAAGTTTTAGGAATTTGAAATTGGGAAATTTACTTTCAGAGCAGCTTTAATCAAAATTGAATAATAGTGCATACATTATAATCGTTTTAAACTATGAAACATCAAACTATGAAACACAGAAATTGCGAATACATTTTGGCCTTTGCTTTAGGTAAAGGAGTTCAGTACAGAATGTCATCAGGAGAATGGGCTGACATTCTGTCTCTCCGTGATTTGGACTATCGCTCCGAATACCGATTGAAACCAAAGACACAAATTATCAATGGGATTGAGGTTCCTGGTCCGATGACCGTGTGGCCTAAACGTGGCGCATCTTGTTTTTATCCGGATATTACCGTCGAAACATTTTATGGTTGGTTTGATTGGCAGGACCATGAATACTCAAGTCATGAATACTCAAGGCGGCTTTTTGATCGTGGGTTGATTTTTGACAACAAGGAAGACGCCATCACGGTTGCAAAAGCCATGCTTGGCATTTTGAATACTGTTGATGATCCCGAGTCTGATTAAAACTGGGAACTTATATGATTTCAATGGATAAGAAATACAAAACCGCATACGGTGAACCTGTTCGCATTTTGTGCGTTGATGGTCCTGATACAAACTTTCCAGTTATCGGAATTAACGTATATGGGATTTACACTTGGGATATTCATGGAGTATCACGATACGAAAACTCAAATCTTGAACTCATAGAAGTGTCTGAATGGGATGACTTCAAAATTGATGACAAAGTAATCGTTTCTATGAATAACGAAAATTGCCATAAACGGTATTTTGCAGGTGTATCCCTTACTGGACACCCTATGACTTTTGCAGAAGGTACTACTTCTTGGACTTCAAAATCCGCCCCAGTCATTTGGAATTTATGCCGTAAACCGACTGAAGAAGAATTGAAATGAAATTCAAAACTGTCAATATGATCGAGGACTCCGAATGGGATGCTATGGTAGTTGCCGAATATGGTAAGCCATATTCATTCCAGCAGCAAGCCGGGTGTAAAGATCGAGGAGTATATGAATTTAGTATTCCTTTGATTTGTGAGTCTTGGGATTACACAAATATTTCAATCCCAGAAACTACTTCCACTGATAAAATGGGAGTTTCATTTCGTGCTTGGTTGGATCGCGATCCTGTCAATATGAGCTACAACAATGAACTTTGGTGGCATAGAAACTTCTATCCTGACGTCACAACGATCATTGAAGATCTTGCTGCCAAAGGTAAACTTGCTCCTGGAAATTACTTAATTAATATTGATTGGTGAACATGAAAGTCTTCGCTGCATTGTACTCAGATGGGCCAGGATCTGTCGCCGGCATACTGTCCTTGCACTTTAGTAAAGAGTGTGCAATAATGGCTGTTCTTTCACACAAGGAAACCCTCAAGCAGGAATTCCTCCGTCTTAAAGAAGAATACCCAGATATCTGGGATGATGAGTGGAGCGAAGAATGTGGTTCGGGCTTTGATTTCTGGACGATCGAAGAAATTGAAGTTCAGCCATGACTTTTCAGTTTGCAAGCTGCAAATGTTCTGAGCCTGCCGTAAAACAGACATGCAATTCTTGCTGGGTAGAATCACGAGTTCGGGGTCTGGCTAAATCAGGTCCCGAACAACTTTCTTCGCAGCCTCAGCCCGCAGGATTCTTTCCGAAAGATTTAAAAACCGCAACTGCAATTTGGCGAAATCTGTAGTATAATTCGCTTATGAACTTCACAAAAACCTCAATCGATTTCCTAGATTCTCCTGAACGCTTTACCACCGTAGGGGATTTTGTAAACCGTCTCATCCCGATGAGCCAACTTGATTCTGAAACTGAAAATGAAATTCGCGCAGAAGTCCTTGAACTCGGATTTTCTCTCCTACCACAACAGTCTCGCAATTTTGATTCGGCCATTCCTGGCGGTTTCTTTGAGATACAGTGGCATGACCATTCGGTAAAGGAACATGACGATGATGTTTGCGCCCCATGTTTGTTCTGTGTGATCCCGTTTAAAACTGGTGCCGTTTCAAAAAGCATTTATAGTTCCGCAGGGGAACTTACTTACTTTGATAGTTCGGGTAAGAAGAAAACACAAGAGCTACATGTTGGGGAAC